TCTTCTACCTTATCTGCAATGGCTATAGAGTTGATATACATATCTTCTCTTACAATACCCTGCGATTCCATGGCTACCTTCATCTCATCATAAGATAAAAGATGGATATCAAACTTATTAAATGACATTTGACGGTCTTCACCATACAAATAGTCAAGGCGTTCCATCATGTCTTGATGCTTAGCAGCCTTCTCGTATGTAACACCCTTTTGCACTTTAGCATGTGAGTTCATTAATAGTTTGAACTCTTGAATCTCTTTTTGTGATTCATCAACATGGTGACAGTCTGGTGTTACGACAGTCTGTATTTTGAACTCGTCAGCAAGATCTGCAAGTTGTTTATTAACCTCTGCGCCATTATGTGGCATGAGTTCCATATAAAAATCATCTTTGAATACACGCTTGAACCACTCAATGTGTTTCTTAGCCTGAGCATACTCACCATGCTCTAATGCTTTTGCAATGATACCGCTCAAACATCCAGATAGAACAATAATGCCTTCGCTGTACTTTTCAAGAACTTCAAAGTCAAAGCGTGGCTTACTGAAATATCCTTCAGTCCAAGCGATTTCATTAATCTTGTTTAGATTTTCTAAACCAAGTTGGTTCTTAGCGAGAAGGATAATGTGGTTATAGACCATATCAGTTGGCTCAGTGCGTTCTGCCTTTGCCCTCTTATCAAATCTATCTACACAAAAATATCCTTCTACGCCAAGAATAGGCTTTACACCTTTTGCTTTTGCAATGCGGTACAGTTCCCGATGCCCAGATAAGGTTCCGTGATCTGTGATAGCCAATGCTGGCATACCAAGTTCAACTGCTCGGTCAATATATTCTTCTGGAGTAGCAACACCATCAAATAATGAATAGTGTGTGTGTACGTGTAAGCCTACGTAATTCATCTACTACCAGTCAATATTGGTAGCAGAAGAAGTAGATGGACCGTCAAAGCCCAAATAGAATGCTTCTTGTTCAGCATAAGGAATCTTCTTAAGTGCTGACTCAAGCGGATAAGGCTTTACTTCTGACCAATCAAAAGGTTCCTTATCTGGAGCGCCTGGAATAATTGTGTAAGATGTTTCAGTTCCCTGACCATTACGCTTTACCTTCCAGACTACGTTTGAGATGCTTCCTGTTTCAAGAGCATACTCACGAATAGTGTTAAATGCAGATTGCTTGCTAACACCCATTGACCAAATAGCCACATAAGGTGCTTCAATACCATCATCTACAAGTACGTTGCAGTAGAAACGAAGACGACCTCTCCAGCCAGCCTTTGGATCCTTGCGATGCATCTCTTCAGCCCAGTCACGGCCTTCTGATTCCATTGTATCTACAGCCTTGCGCTTGTAGTCCTTTGGATTTGTGTGTTCCTTAACAACTAGTGCAAGACCACGTTCTGCATTATAATTTGCAGAATCTTCATCTAGTTCTTCAATGAAACGAATCTTTACTGACTGTCCGTCAGCAAGTTTTAGCCACTTCACCTTTGGTGAGTTTTCGTCATACTTTGGCTTATCGAGCAGGGCATTAATGTTTTTGAGTCCCTTTACTACGCTCATGTGTTCTCCTTTGTTAGTTATCTTTTTATTTTAGCATAGCAGTGATAGAACTGTCAAATGAGAACTCAAGTTTCTTAATTGACTCATCATCCATATCACCTATGTCTTTGTATTTTTTATCTAGATTTACAATCGTAACCATTGACCCAAGTTTTTCAATTAACTTTTCGGACATGATTACGCCTGCTTCATCATTGTCTGCAATAAGTACAACATTGTTGAAGTACTTTTCTAATAGTCTGATCTGAGATACAGACACATTAGCACCCAGAGTAGCAACTGCTGGGAAACCTACTTGATCCAAGCGGATAGCATCAAAAGATGATTCCACTACATAGACTGTGTTAGATGCTTTAATCCTGTTTAAATTAAATAGTATCTTGCTCTTTGGTAGTCCTGGAGTATTCTTAAACTCTTTACCCTCAACAGTTCTAGCGACAAACCCTAAACACATACTTTCATGGTTATGCATTGGAACAATTACTGAGTCTTGGTTTGCTGAATAACCCAAAGAAAACTTGATCATTGATTCCTTAGTTATCTTGCGACCTTCAAAATATCTTATTGCTCTTGGAGACTCCATAGCCTGATTATGTAATCTCTTGATAAGCAGTTCATCATATGGAACAAAGTCAGGTGGGCTGTAAAGTGTTTTATTGATAACAGAAGTTAGGTCAGTCTCTTGACCCTTACTCTTAATATATCTAATTGCTTCAAAGTATGTACGCCCAGATATAGTCATTACAAACTCGTCTAAGCCTTTTGTTGCTTGGCATCCAAAGCAGAAAAACCTACCAAACTCTTTTGAGATTTCTCCTGCTGGTGTTCTTGTGTTATTGTGGTATGGACAGTATACGATTAATTCATTGCCGAACTCTGCTTCTACATCTACGCCGATTCCGTTGAGTACTCTTCTGATTTGTTCTTCTGTATAGATATCGCCCTGTGTTCGTCTATTCCTGCTATCCATTCACTTTTCCTTTTTCCTACATATATTCCATACACTGTTAGTTCAAACTCAAATACTTCTTTGTTCTCATTATATTGTACCGTAAAGTCAGGATCTATGTCAAATCTTGGCACATACCCCTTTGCTCTCATCTGAGAGACAACAAGCCAAATATATTCATTTTTAAGTCTTGGCAAGTGTGCTTCATCATAAATGTTTCCACTTATGCCAAAGTTTCGGATTGGCTTATGATGATACACATCCTATTATACTACTTGTCTTCATAATCTTTATAACGATAGTATCCCTTATCAAAGTCTACCTGTACTAAGAAGTCACCCATAAAACCATTACGGTTCTTTCTAAAAACGCATTCAATGATATCACTATTTGTTGCACGACCTAAAGCCATAACCCAGTCAGCATCATAAGCAATCTGTCTAGACCAAGCAGTTTGTCCAAGTGTTGGTGCACTACTAAGATCCTTAACATCATCTGGTGTTGCAGATGAGATAGCAATGATAGGTACTTCTTCACCAATAGCCATAAGTTTAAGTTCTCTTGAAAGGTTCTTCATTCTTACCGTTTCAGAATCAGCCTTTTGGTTTGGACTCATCAACTGAAGATAGTCAACTACAACGAAGTCAGGCTTGTACTGATCAATCTTTCCACGAATAATAGATGGAGTTACTTCGCCACCAGAGTCATTAGAGATAATATGAAACTCTGGACGACCTTCTACCTTATTCTGGTGCCACTTCTTAAGCATATCAATCTCTATCTCACCATTAGATAGTTTACGGTGTGACCAAAGACCTTCACCCATAATTGCAAAGATACGGTTACGAACTTCTGTCTCTGACATTTCAAGCGAGATAATCAGTGGAGACTTGCCTTGCTTCCATGCTTGTACTGCAAAGTATAGTGCCATCCATGACTTACCAATACCAGGATAGGCAAGGAATACTCCAAGTTGTCCAGGCATAATTCCAGAAGGTAAGTAGTTGTCAAACCCTGGTAGGTTAGTCTTAATACCAATCTGACCAGTTTCTTTCATCTTCTGAACATTTTCATAATATGCTACTGCTGAATCTAAGTCTGTAGCATCAATGTCACGTATAGCAGATGTATTCTTCTTTAGTTCTGAAGTCTTGGTGATTAGTTCGTCTAGTGCCTTTGTACCCTCGCCACCTTGCACTTCTCCAGCAGCAGACCGTAGGATATCTTTTAGGCTATCGTTAAGGTACTCTGTCTGTAACTCTTCTAGGTGGTGCTTTGTTGCACCTACCCCATCTACTGGCTCAAAGTCTCTAAACTTTTCTACAACCAAAGATGCTGGAGGTACTGTGCCATTATTATCAAAATAGAGCCTAATGAAGTTCCATACATCATTATGAGTTCTTAGAAGGTTCTCAACATTTGCCTGTAGCAAAACATGCATCTGCTTATCTTGCAACAATGCTGAGATTACTCTTGCCTCTGTATTATTCACTAAGCCACTTCCTCGCTAATGCTCTACGCTCTTCACGTTCTTTTAAATCTGATATATATTCTTTTTTACCATTAAGGATTTTCTCTGCATTATATGCAAAGTAGTTCCAAGAAGGTTCCTGTGCAACGCTAAAGTAGTACTCAAGAAGATCATAGCACTCAGAAATGCCATATGATTCAACAAGAGCATCAGAAGCCCACTGCTCAACATTTAAATTAAGAGATGGCTTTTGCTCATACTTTGCAGTATGCAGTTTGCTATACCTGCTGAGCAAAGCCATACGGTCTTTGCGTTCAGCCATTTTTAACCTTCTGCAGCCTCTTCTTGTGCTTCTTTAATCTTCTCAGTGAGTTTATCTTCTACGAACTTGTAGACACGTTCAAATGCCTGCTCAGTAGTCTCACCATCACGCTTTGAATCAACAACGCCAAGATCAAGTCTCAATGACTGGAAATTACCCAGATTAAGAGTATAACCTAGCGTTACATTTACTTTAGTTGAATCGTTTTCCATTACCCACCCATTTCATAGTTTTAAATATTTTCAGACCAAACTGGAATAAACCTTCCATCTTCAGTCTTCGTATATGTAAGTATACCGTCTCCCATACGCCTTGTCAATTCTTGGTTAGTAGGAGTCATATTGTTTGTTATTAAACCATCTTTTCTTGGTTGTCCAATATGTATACTTGCAAGTATAGCACGGATATCTCTAACGTGATCTTCTGAGTAATAAGCCCTAATCTGAAAACCAGTTTTTCCACCAATGCTTGAACCAACTGGAGGAGGTATGACTCCTCGTTTAATTAAACTTGGCATATACTTTCTGTGTCTATTGACAAGTATTGCAGTTTCTGCTATAGTATATGCTCTTTGTCTATTTTTTCTAAAGTCAGAACGGAGACATGTCTCAATCCTATCTTTGTTAATGTTATAAACAGTTACCATTCCAGTAGAACGTGAACTATGATACAACCTTACGAGATCCCCATTTAAAAACCAGACCTTCTGGTTTCCTTTTATTACAGGCTCGTTATTGTATTGCTGGCTCTGGATTTTTCCCTTTGCAGTATCCATCTACCTTGCTCACTTTCTGAAGGTGGGTGAAAGAACGTACGTGCACCGCATAGGATGCAAAAAGTTTCTATATGCTCAGTCGTACTGTATTGTCTATCAACAAACATACGACCTTTGCATTTATTGCAAATAATCATAACCCACCTTGTTTAGTTTGGAATACCAATAATAATTAAATTAACTGCAAGAGAAAGATCTCCAGATGCACCGAATCTAACAATACCTTCTACTCTTGATGTAGTAACTGTCTTTAAGATAACAGTTACATTCTGTCCAGCAGGAGTATTTCCGATATTGACTGCAGTAGCAGTTACTATTGGTTGATACTTAAAGTCGCTTGCAAAGTCATAGGAAAATGTTTTTTCAGATGACGCTGTTACTGTACTGTTATTTGCTACCTCTACGTAGCCACCGATCATGCGAGCCTCGGATGTTTTAATACTTTGCTTTCCTGCACTAACAGTTTCTACAGTTGTATAGTTGTAGGTTGCAGAAGAAACCTGTGTTGACAGGTCATTAATTGCGTTAGCCAACTGATAAACGTATGTAACGTCTAGGGGTTGACCTCGTTCTGGAAGCGGTACTTTAGCCATATATATCCATTATATCACTAGATGGTCTCATTTAGCAACCTATAAACCTTTAGGAATGGGGTACCTGATGCTAGTGGAACTCCGTCTCCTCTTCTCAATGGATATCCTTTTAGATATACCTCAACGCTAAGTCTATTTGGAGCAGATGATTGAACAACATTATTAATAGTATATGTTGATTGATGTGGGAAAGATATATTTGTTCCATCAATTCTTTCTTTATATACCCAATCTCCACCGTCATTTCTATCCCAGCGAACCCAGATATCGTACTCATGTGACTTGCTAATTACAGAGTTTCTTTTATAGGTACCTAGTGGGCTGACTGCTGCAGAGGCAATATTTCCATTATTTTTATAATAACTAAATGTATTAGCAGTAACTGCAGTTAATTGATAAGTACCGTTAAAGGTGGAGTCAACTCCAGAGACAGTTACCCAGTCACCAACCTTCATATAATGTGCGCCAGAAGTTGTTATGGTTGCAATATTTGTATTTAAGACTTTGTTATTAATTGTCTGAACAGTTGCCGTATCTTTTAAAACTGTTACTGCATCCCAAATAACATTTGCTACTTGACTTCCTGAAGAAAACTTTATTGATCCTGGAACAAAAGTATATTCTGGTTTAATTAAGTATACTGGTGACCAATGAGATACACGGTTTTTATCTTCAGAGACAACTCTGTATCTTATACTATACCCTTCAGTTTCACTGCTTATTGCAGGAAGATCTGCTCTAGGAACTTTGGCTTTTTTAATTCCTGAATCAGCAGCCATTACGTTACACCGATTGAGAATCTAAATTCTACATAGTTACTTGTATTAGGAGACTTAACCACAGTTTCTGCATCTGTGTTTTGGATAACTGAATATCCTGTTAGGCCATAAATTGGATTTGTAGTTGCAATATTCTCAAGTCTGATTGCATCAAGTCCAATGTAATAATCCTCAGAAGGAACTCCTGCATCAATAACGCAGGCATAAATCTTAACAACTGTTACCGCATTCCATGTAAAGTTTGCAGTTGTATATAGTTCTTGAAGTTGTTTTGATACAACAAAATATCTATTGGTTGTAAAATCATATTCTCCAGGATCTGTTCCATTTGTAAGTTCTGCTTCAAACCTTGCAAACTCTCCACTTCCAGTATCTGTTGAAGAAAAGTCAACAAGGATTCTAACTGTATCTGGAACAGATAGAGAGTCTCCGTCTTTACTAATTAAAGAAAATGCTAAACGAAGTTCATCAATTGGTGAGTTTCTTGTGAAGTCAACATTTGCACCAGTCAAGTGAATATGGTTAGATCCAGCCTCTACAACAAAGTGATCAAGTGTTGGTCCACTGTCTTCGCTAATAGTTATATCTGCATCATCACCTTGCATTAAAATTGTATTATTTAAGAATCTGCATCTTTCATATCTATCTGCACGGGATGGCTTATAGAAAATAGCATTATCTGCATTAGTCTGAAACACTGCATCTGCTATAGCAATAACGTTATTATCTTCTGGATCATCAAGTGGTGCTGAAACTGTATCAATTGCAGTTGCTGCAACAGCAGTATGATGCTGCCAGTTCTCTCCAGTTGTAAATGCAAATACGGTCTTACTATCGTATGCTCCAGCAGATGGGTTAGAACCTGCTGAGTATATTCCTACTTCTGTGATTTCGTATCTTTCTTCAGTAGGTAGTTCTGCTGTTAGTACAATCTTTGATACTCCAGATTCATTTACAAATCCCCTGGAAGAAATAGGAATACGGAACATCTCAAAGTCTAGGTTTTGCTTTGTTGCAAAGTCTGCAGGGGTATCTCCAGTAGCCAACGGAGTTGGTCCACAGCCTACAGCAAGGTATGAGGCATAGGCTGGAGCCTGTCCAAGTAGGTACTTGCCAATAATAGACTTGCCAGTGTTAGTAATCATGATTCGCTCCCAGTTAAATCTGCTTCATATATTGTACCACTTGTAGTAATTTCTATCTCTATCTGCTCATCAGACTCAAGGTTTATGCTGTCAATTGTTAGTGCCCCTGTTGTGGTATCCAGATATACGTTGGATCCGAATGGGCCATTTCCAACATTTGGAGTCTTATTCTCTAATTTAATAGCAAAGTTAGAAAAGTATTTATCAGATGTTGACTGAACGCTAAGTATGTTATTTGGGTTGTATTGCTGTTGTACAGATGTTAAATTTTTAATTGGTTGATAAGATATATCTTGGCCATTAATAATATCATTACGTGCAATATTAATTAGTTCATGTCCACCAATATCTTCAAAGATAAGGTCACTCATAACCTCAATTGGGACTTGCTCATCATTAAATAAAACAGTGTCTATTGGAGCAGTCTTAACTGGTGGCACAACAACTACTGGAGCAACTGCTGGTGATACTGTTGTTGGGGTTGCAGGTGTTGGTGTTGGCGTAGATCCACCACCTCCGCCATATGATATGCCTGTACTTGTTGGAGTTACAGTTGTTGTTGAAGGCTTTAGTGGTGTATTAGCAATTCTTGTTTCTGTAATTCTTTCTGAACGAGCATCTTTAAATGCCTGATATGCTGCAGGATCTTTAATAATTTTATTTAATTTTGAATAATCTCCAGTAGCACCTGCTGCTGAAGCCTGTATGACAAGTGCGGCTGACTGTTGCTTTTCTAATGCAGCAACTTGTGCTTCCATTTTTGCTTTTAATGCATTTGCTTGTGCAACTACAGATGCAATATTAGCAGATGCAGCAGGTTGTTTTGCAGATGCGGATGTAGCCTTTGCAGCAGCAGCCGATCTAGCCTGTGATACAAGTTTAGCGTCTGATGGATCCATGTCTGCTATAGGCATCTATTACACCTCACTTAAATAAACTGTCATACTTGGTCCATTAGGACTTCTCGTATAATCTATATTATAGACTACAAACCTTGTTGAAGAAGATGTTACTAGGTCTAGCCCAGAAGAATCCTTGTAGTTAACAGTAACTATATCTCCCAATTGCAAAGTAGGGATTGAGAATAGATTAACTCCAATAGACTTCTTTGGCTTCATAACCTTATTGATAATCCACCCCATAAGGGCTTCTGCATCATCCTGTGTCTGAATGTATATACTATCAATAGCAAACTCATTCTTGCCGTAGATCATTCTACTTTGTCTAATCTCATCATACTTAGATTTCTCTACTAATGGAGAGTATGCTATTGCGCTACCCTTGAATTCTGGGTCAGATAGATTTCCACGCTTCTGGAAGTATTCATCTACTGTAAGTTCGTGTGTTGTATCCTGTGTAAATGTAATACCCTGAATTCTTAAGAAGTTACCACTTGTTTCATCAAGGTTTAGCCATGTGTCGGTTGAGTTAAATATTAAGAACTCTGCCCCATATGAGTCAGCCTGGAATCCAGAAGTTGTGTAGCCTTTGATTCTATTAAATGTTGGAGATAGTTGAGCATACAGCGCTGGGTATGCACGATCATACTTAACATCAAAGTATGCTGCTTCACGCATAATAGTTCCAAATTCATCAAAATATAAATTGTACTTTGGTGGTTCTTGAGCGCTAATACCAGATAAATATGTTGATTGGACCATTCCACTCATGGCATACTTTCTAAAAGACTCGCTTGCGTCAATCTGCTTATCACCAAATGCACTAGATAAAGTTTCTCCAACTGTAAACACAGTATTTTGTGAATAGTTTTCTGAAAGAGCATAAATGTTTTCAAACATTACTCTTGATGAACCACGAGTAAATAGAGCCATATTATTATAGATTGGAAGTGGATCTGTGTCATCAACAACCTTAACAAGTTTATTATTAATGTATAAATAGAATCTTCTGATCTTTCCAATGTCTTTATACTCTACTGAAAGATCATAAACTGTAGGGTTTTCTTCTCCACTAACTCTATATTGACCAGTAAATCTACCATCGTCAACAAGTATCTTAGAGAGTCCACCCCAAAGTTTTACTGGTATGGCCTTGTCAGAAGATGACTCTTTTTTAACTTTATAGAACATAATATTATTAATTGAAAGTTCAGCCTCGTTCTTAGTGTTTAACTTTAGGTATGAGTTAATATTATCTTCTGTTAATGCAACAATCTCAAAGTAGTATCCATTATTTGTTTCAGGATTAAGAAGAACTGCAAGACCACCTGAACCACCACCAATGTTTACATTTTGGTTTGGCTGTGCTCCTGGTGCTTGGAAATATGTGGTACTTCCAATTGGGGTCTGAGTTCTTGTTGTGCTATTTTCAATTTTACCAACTATACGTAGTCTAGTTCCAAATTGCTTATATGCATTATTAAGATTTTTATAAACATAAGAAACAAAGTTTAGTGGTATTTCAGTTGTTTTAAATGATGGACCATTCATAACAAGTGCTGAAGACTGGACTGTTCCAGTATCTGTTGATTTAAGATTACTTACAGCAGTCTCCGTTAGGTAGTTTGTTGCCATAAAGTTTTTAATGATGCCGTTTCTTGTTGTTTGTTTTGCAGTAACATTGTCAACACCTGCTGCTCCAACAGATGTTGCTGGTAAAGTAACCTCTGAATCTAGTTGTGTTGTAAATAGATATTGTGACTCCATGCTACATCCACGTACATAGTCATTGTTAGACCAGTATGGATCTATGCCAGCAGTATGGGAAGTTATGGCTGTACCAAATTGTCCACGACCGTGCTCAACTACTGCCCCGTTTTGCATTCTAACTACGCCATCAACTGTTTCATAATAAGGAACAGCATAAATTCTTATTAGACCTGTAGGATAAATCTTTCCATTAAATGGCAATGATGAGAAATACTTCTGGTATTCCTGATTGCTTGATATCCAAACATTGCCTGTTCCTGTAATATTAAATTGGGCTGCATCAAACTTGATCACTTCTCCATTTGAGTATACATATCCCTGATATCTAGTTAGCCAATAAACATTTTCTCCAAGATCAATAATGTTATTTGTTAAAACATTTTTTACCACTGTTGGTGGGGTATTTGGTACATCTGAATTGATTGGAATTGCTGAAAGGCTATATGCAGATTGCTTTGCTGCTACCTCGTTTATGGTTTTAAGATTTTCAGTTCCTGCTGATTCCCAAAGCAATGATGGCTTATATACCCAGGTCTTATCACGGTCAAGTTTATGTGCATCACGGATTACACCATAAGATCTTTGAATGTATCTGGCTGTGTAATTAATCTTTCCATCGTTATAAATTTTATTATCTTGTGATGCTATGGAAATAATATTTGGAAGGTTTCCAGATGTTGCATTCTCAATAACGCCAGAGTCAGTCTGATTATTAGATCCAGAAATAACAAAGTCTGTAGATCTCTGTGTTGCAGACGGCATCATATAATCTTTACTCATTACAACAAAGTTATTATATTCATCAAAGAACATTGCTGTTTGTGTTGCAAGCGCTATCTGATTTAGGACTTGTGCAACGTTTTGATCTGGAGCAACAAAGAAAAATGGGATTACTGGCTCTGACTCATTGGTAACTCTTTTAAAGGTATAGTTACTAACACCAATATAATCAAGAAGTAAGGTAACTGCATAACTTAAAGATGTTTGTGTTGTAAGAAGTCTTGGCGCAGGCATTGATTCTAAGAAAAAGAAGAAGTCTCTCAGATTAATAGAAATTGTTCCAGCAGTTACGTCTGCCTGTGGAAAACCTTCAGAGTATAGTGTCTTGATGGGAATAAAGTAATCGTACCCGTCAACATCAAGAACTGTTTCATAAAAGTTAAACTTAATATTCTTTCTTATATAACTAGAGATAATGCTAGTTGTATTTTCTTCATTGAAAGCCTGATCATCATCGAATACTGTGATAGTTCCATTTGAAGCAAGTAACTGACCAACTGGAAGTGATGTAACACCAATATCAGAAAGAGTTTTAGTAATCTTAAAATCAATCACTTTATCTGATATATCAACAACAAGTCTTGGTGACATTTCAATAAGGTCAAATGTTGAATCAAACTTATTCATAGTCTCTACAACTATTCTTATACCACGAAGATATTGGAACTCTCTATAAGTAGTGCCGCCAGCAACTGTATCTGTGAATGAGTCTGGAGATGTTAGATCTGTAACAAACCCCGAGTTGTTTGTAATTGACTCTGAGCCAAGTATCCAGCCATACTCTGGTGTAAAGGTTTCATACTCTCCATTTGTCCAGATATAGAATAGCCCCCTGTCTCCATCATTTTCTACTACAAGGTATGCGTATCCCTCTATAGATTGTGATGGTAGGAGTGTATCTGATGAATACCGCTCAGCAAAAATAAAAGAATCTTTATATTCTTCTGGAATGATTAATCCGTACTCAAGTTCAACATATCCGTTAGAACCAATAATTGCAGATCCATCTTCACGGGTATCGCCTTCTTTAATTGTATAAGCATCTACCCAGTTATTATCCTTGAGGCATTGAATCTTCCATCTTGTTGGAGTTGTCTTATTGGCTGCACCAAAAAATGGATCAGCAAATTCAGTTGAACCATTTTTAAATGGGCCAAGATTAACATCACCAACATTTGTCTGCATTTTAACAACAAGTTTGTTTGCTGGTACATTATTTTTATACACTACAAAAGGAACAGCATCATCAATATAGAATAAAGAGTTTTGCTTATTCTTTGCAATTCCACGCTCTATACTTGACTCTGTTCTATATGAAGTCCAGTATTTAAACTGATCATATCTTGATGGCATATAGTATCTTGGACGTTGAGCCATACTTGCACCAGAATTAGGCAAGAACTTATTATTAAAATACAATGGTTTATTAATTCCAGAACGTGGTCTGAATGGTTTAATACAATCTTCTAGAGAGTAAATCATATTCATTTTTTGATTTGAAGATGTAAAAGACTGCGGAACATCAAGATCTGTGTATCCGCCATCTACAGTAATGTCTGCGTTGGTTGCTCCAGTATAGAAGTTTCCAGTATCAGCATTATCAAAAGTATTTGGAAGAGTATAATATGTTGATCCTGGTGTGGTTGGTCTATATCTGTAGTTGCCAAGTTTAAATATATTATCTGGCATATTCATATTCCACTCAGCCAAAACTAAAGACTGCAACTGAACAGTTGAAGATGTTTCTAGATGGGTCTTTAGTGCTTCATTAACAAACAACTTAGACCTCTTCCAGTGTTACCGATATGTTCCAAAAATCAAAATTACTTCCACCACGCTTTACAACCGTATAGTTAAAGTCAGCAAAATAAACTTGCATTATTTGATTATATTGTGGTAGGTGTCCATATGCTGCAGAATCTTTGCCAAAGTTACTATACTTGTCATAAGATAAAAACATCCAGAATGGACCAGGATGGTTTTCATACCAATCAAGAATTTCTACTCCACCTGCGCCACCATCTGAAGTATTCTCTTCATTAGCAATTCTTTTATATGGAGATGCTCCTGTGGTGACATTAAAATCTGGTGGTAAATAAAAACCTCTTGATGGGAGCATATTCCAAGATAAAGACATGGTTAACTTATCAGCAATATGATAAGACCTCATCCTACCATTGATTGTTCTTTGACGTTGTTCTATTCTAGTTGGATTAAATTGAAGTTCCCCACGATTATCGTCAGATAAGATCATGAACTGGTCTAGAAGGGCTTCATCAGCGTCCTCTGGGGCATCTGCGCCTATTTCATAGCCTGTTGGTACATAAAGTCCATCTTGTAGGGTTCCAGCGTTCTCGGACCATAGGATGGCCTGTGGTCTTTGGTATCTGCGTCTTCCAGTTAAATATGCGGCTGTTGCCATTATCTCTGTCCTCTAATTCTCTGGGAATCAATATATTTAATCTGACCTATAACTGCTCTTGCAATATCGCTAGAACTTGCATTAGATTCGTTAACATTAATTCCTACATTATAATTATACATGGTACTGGAGTTGTCGCTGACATTTGTAGATACATTATTAATGATCGGTGTTACCATAGATGAATTAACATTTGTATAGGTAGTCGGTGTCAAATCTTTAATCATAGATGGATACTTAGTATTATTCATATTTTCTAGCATTGGACCAAAGCGCTTTACTGCACCCTTATTCATAACAAACTCTCCAGGTGTTAGCATGGCTGGAACAGTATCAGATCCAACTGCTCCGCCTCTAGCCATATACTTAGGAACCATCCCACCATAATTCATTGGCATAATCTTTCCACCGTACATTTTTGCAAGAGGATTTCCTGAATTATAAGTAAAGTTAGATTTTTGTACTGTTGTAAGGGTTATTTCCTTGCTCTTAATGCTATCCCACAAATCAAAAAGTGTTTTTGCTGCTGTTTTGCTTCTATTAAGGCTTGTCTCTGTAGCACTAATAGACTCATAAGCAGCATCTACCTTAATCTTATTATTTTCCCATTCTTTTGATGTTAGTCCAAGATATGTAAGGCTATCAATCTGCTTTTGTGTTGCCTTTGTATAAGTCTCTAAGTTTTTATTTGCATCATCAAGCAACTTTTGTGATGGAACTAATGAGTCTTTCTTTATTTTGTTAATCTCTAATTCATACTTATAGTTTTGATCTTGAAGAGCAACAACTTTAACTTGTTCATTTTTACGTAATTGCTCAAGTGCAAATGTTTGCTGTCCGATTGTAAACATTCTTTGTTCAATCTGATCTCTTGTCATTCCACCAGCAGAAACTCCAGCAAGTTGTTGAGTACGTGCTGCTTCTATTGCAGCCTGTGTTCCACCAACTCTAGATGCTGCTGCTTGTGCTCTCATCTCTTGGGCTGCAGCAGCGGCTGCGGCTATGTCACCACGAGATAGTGCATCTGCTAATCCAAGTTGTTGCTTTTGCTGGTTAGCAATTTCTGAATTAATATCAGCAATTTTATTAAGAGCATCAGCCTGTGCATCATACTTTGCATTAATTGCTTCTGACTGCCTATCAATTAACGTAAGGTTGTTTTGTAGAATTGCTGATTCATCATTAAGTGCTTGGATTGGTCTTTCGTAATTAATATCAATATCATTGTTTAACTTGTTTATAGACTCATTATTAGCATCTATCAATACCTGCTGCTTGTCTATATCTGATTGTGCCTTGTCTACTGCAGCCTGTGCTGTATCAATACTAGACTTAAGAGTATCTTCTCCAGTCTGTCTTTGCATTGTGATTAGTGCTTCTTGTGCACTAAAATATGCCGATGCCTGTGAACTTGCAGCGTCTGCTGCTTCTTTAGCACCTTCCTTTGTGCCAAGCAAAGCCTTTTCTGCAGCCTTAATGCTGGCTGTATAACTCTTCCACTCTTTTGCACTCTTCTTAATATCTGTTCCTGCAATAACTGCAGCCATTTCTGCATCTGTTACAATTTCCATTGCATCTGCAACAGTCATCCCTGCAGCGGTAAGTTTATTTAATGCTGTCTTTTGATTATTAATATTTGTTACAAACTCTTTATTTTTCTTTATCATATCTGCAAGAGTTAGTTTATCTTTTCCACCCTTTGTATCAGTTTTTGGTGGAACATATGGCTTAGGGGTTATTCCTTCTGTTGCTTTTGTAACAGCAGCAGTTAATTGATTATATTGTTTTGTAAGTTGTGCTACGCCTCTTCCACGAGTTCTAGCATCCTTAGATCCAAGTGCCTTAAATATTGAACTATCTTTATCAAGAACTCCAGAACTAAGAAGGGCAAGGGCCATCATTTCTTGTCTTGCACTCTTTAAACTTGTTAGAAGTGCTCCAGAGCCTGCACCAAGTGACTCAAAAACCTTTGTTAGAAGAAGTTTTCTATTTGCCTCATCAAGGCCATTTGTCATTCCTATTACAGAATTTAATGTGTTGGTATAACTTGCTGCATCAATAAGTCCTAGTTGGAACATTCCTGCTGATGATTTTGCAGACTCAGACATAAATGAAGATAATGTTGCAAGTTCTTTTTGTGCTTTCTTGCTTATGTTAACCCAGGATACAATCTGTCCTGTTGAAAGACTTCTAGCAGTTTGTTTTTGACCCTTTTCAAGTTCTTTGTTTAAACTTATAATCATTGGTGCAATATCTGTTTTTAGTTTATCCAATGACTCTGTAGAAAGATTTAAAGATTTAACATCTAGTTTTACATCTGTCTTGCCTGCTTCTTCACGAAGAGCATCAATAATTGTTTGAACCTGATCACTTGCAAAACCTTGTGCCTTAAGGTTAAGGGCTAATGATGTAAAGGCTAGTTCTGCTTCTTTTGCTGTTGATGTAGATAGCGTCTTAATTGTTTCGCCAAATTGCTTTTGGAATCCAGCGTCTGCCTTTAGTGCTTCTCTTTGGGTTCTTGTTTGTGGTGCAACAATTTCTCTACCCTTGCCAAGTTCGATTGGAAGTTTAGATGGAACTACACCAAAGAAGTCTCCTAAAGTCTTTACCTGTTCTGTGGTTGTAGCCATTGCATCAGCAAGACCATTGATAGCCCTGTACTCACGCTCTCTTGCATCATTTGACAGTTTAAAGAGTGATGCGGTAGCCAAGACACCTGATATAACCAAACCAGGTAGTCCAGCAAATCTTGCTAGGAACTTTCCTGCGGTCAATAACTTTTTACCAAACCCTACAACTCCAACAAGCAAAGATTTAAAGTTTGCAGCACCCATACCTTGTGCAATAGTATTTGCTCTTGTTGCTGCAAGTTCTAATAGTTTAGCCTGTGTCAATAAACTTGTTACAGCCTGTAGTGCAAATAATACTCCAGTTACCTTTGATATTACCCCTGACATTTCTCCAAGTTTACCGCCAGACATTGAAGCCAAACCAGACAAACTAGATATAGCAAATGATGCACCCATAACAGTTCTATCAAGACTTCTTAGTCTATCTGTAGCAGTCTGTGTTACTCTTGCCTGCTCTACAACCTTTTGCTTAATATCTGGACTAATAGGTGCATTCGCAGCAACTTCACTTGCTGATACTCCTGGTGCTCCTTGTGGTCTTACTGCAATTCTTCTTGCTCCACGGCTTGTACTTTGTGTAGCAGTTTGTCCAAGAGATGTTCCAACATTGGCAACATCGTCTTTACGACTTTCCATGCCAATTTCAAGGCCTCTACCAATATCTTCACCAGTCTTAATTGTTTCCTTAGATGGTGATGCTGTCTTTGCACCCTTGCCAATAGACTTTACAGCAGCCTGACCAAGCGCAACACCAGAAGTTTCTACTTCATCTATTGCATTTTTAAATGCTACTGAAAATTCTTTTGTACTACCTGCTAATTTTGATAGTTCTATTTTTGTTTCATTAGATAATGCTTTAAACTTTGCCTGTGCTTGTTCAAGGCTTAATCCTAAACCTTGGATCATCTTTTCATTTATACCAAAATCACTTAATTCTGGATAAGGAACTTGTCCTGCCCCTACTAGTCTTTCTTGGCCAAGTCTATATGTACTCTTAGGATTTGTTTTACTCTTTTTACCTTGCTCAGTATAAGACTGCTTTGTAATTGAAATTCGCTTTCCACGAACGCCTTCTCTACCAGGCTCAAATACAGTTGTAACTTCTTTCATATTCGCATATGCTTTTGCTACACGTTCATCAGTTTTTGCAACTGCTTCGTATGCTTCTCTAATTAGTTTATCTAATTGATCAGAAGTAATCTCTGTTATATCTCCGAGATCAGTAAAGCCCTTTTTCATTTCATCAGTTAGTTGCTGATTAATCTTCTTAATGTCTTCAATTGGAACGCTTGCTGACTCTAACTGTCTTTGTAGTTCAATATCTCTTACTGGGGCAAATACATCGCCAACTAGATTTTCTTTTACTAATGCTGTATTGGCTTTTCCTTCTTTATCCATTGCATTATTAATAACATCTAATTGTGCTACAACTTGATTATCAAATACCTTAAATGATTTACGTAGACCATCCTTGATACTACCAACCATTGTTCTAATATTTTCAGCAAGAGTTGTATCAAGGTCTTTAACCATATCAAGTAGTTCTTGACCAGTCATAGTTGACTTCTCGCCAAAGTGAGCCATATTCATGGCACCTGGGATCTTTACCTTTTTAAATTGACCTCTTGAAGCAGTTTGTGATGCAGCCGCTTGTGAAGCAGCAAACTCTTGATTTCTTCTTATGATCTCTTGCATAACATAACTGTTACCCATAGAAGGTCTATATTGTGGCATTCCTCCAGGAGAATATCCTTCTGCGTACCCTGGAATATTTCCAGATACCATTCCTTGAATTAGTGGGCCATACTTCTTTACCATTGCTGCAGGAATAACTGCTTCTCCTGGAGTAAGCATTGCTGGAACTGTATCTCCACTACCACTTCCAGGAACACTAACTATTCCATCAGCATAACCTCTTGGTCTTGGAAGCATTGCACCAGGATTAGTTGCTGCAAACGCTGCACCTGCTCTAGTTGCTCCTTGATATGCTGCGATTAGTTGTTGTACAGCAGATGCTTCTGCAGTAAATTGCTGAGTTAAAGTTGCATGTGCTTGGTTAAGTGAATGAGATGCTGCCGCTGCATCTATCTGTTCCATTGTCAAATACTGAGTTTGTTCTCCAAGAATTTGGGACTGCCCAGTTAATTTTAAGTATCCATTACGAAGTGTTAAGAATAGTTTAATAATATTTGCTACACCGTTAGCAAGCAAACCAAATGTCATAAGAAGAACTGGACCAAGGCCACCAATTACAGTGACCATTAACGTCATTGCTTTTTTAGTTCCATCAGAAAGATTTCCAAACTTTTCAAGAATATTTCCTACAAACTCAACAATTGGAGTTACTGCTTGAAGGAATGCCTCTCCAACTGGAATAAGGGCTGCCTTAAGATCTTCAACAGTCTTCTTAAATTTATTCATTGCTGAGTCTGCTGTCATTCCAAGTTCTTGCTCAGACAAAGCAGATAGTTCTTCAACAGAAGAGTTTGCTAAACTAAGTACACGAGCAGCCTGATTTCCATCCTTAGCAACGTTTGCAAACAATGTTGATAGACGAGCAAACTGGAACTTTCCAAACATCTGCTCAATAGCCTGTGCTCTGTTAAGTGGGTCAAGTTGGTTTAAAGCGGTTGCAAATTCTATTACTGTTGCTTTTAGATTGCCCTTATTTTTTTCAACAATCTGTCTAGCATTAATACCAAACTGCATAAGCATTTCATTTGCTTTACCTGTTGGATTAATTAATGATGCAAGACCAGACTTAAGTGCGTTAGCGCCTTCAGAAGCATTAATGCCTCCTTCTTTCATTGCAGCCATAAAGAATGTTAAATCTTTTACATCTCCGCCAAGTTGCTGAATTACTGGAGCAACCTTTGGAATTGCAGTAGTAATATCGTCAAGAGATACTACTGTCTGGTTTTCAACTGCGTTAAGGAAGTTGATAGAGTCTGCAAGATTTTCTGAAGACATACCAAAAGCATTTTGCAAAGATATGGTTGTCTCAAGAGCCTTTTGACTGTCAAGTTGTCCAAGGATAGATAGTCTTGTTGCTTCTGTTGTCTGTCTTTGTAGATCAAGTCCAGAGAAGCCTGCAGCCGCTGCTTCAGCAGCCAAACCAACAGTAGTTGAAACAGCAACGCCATACTTAGTAAACTGTCTACCAAGTTCTGTAATATTATCTAATGCCTGCTGTGTTTCTGTTTTTGGTGTAAATAAATCTCCATATACCTTCTTAAATTTAAGCGCTTGGGCTTCCATATCCATGAAGGTTTTTGTTGCAGCACTGCCAACCATGGCAAGTGGAATAGTAAAACCAACCATCAACTGGCGACCAGCCCACTGAGTATTCTTACCAAAGTTTAGAAGATTGGTAGAACCTTGTTTCATTAACTGATTAAATAGTGCTTGCTTCTGTGCGGCTATGGCTGTTTTTGTACCATAGTTTTCCATGTCCAGAGCAGTAGGCGTAATAGATATAGCCTGCATTGCTCCATTGGCATCACGGCCCATTTTAATATACTGGGTCTGAAGTCTTTTAACTCTTTCTTCTGCTACCCTGCCGATTGTGTCAAATTCAGACTTGAATAGACGGCCAAATGTTTTTGTAGCCCCTCCCGCATAGCGGAAGTATTCTCGCATTGAGAATTTATTATTCTCAAGAGATGATGTAAACGATTCTGTAGTTGTTTTTACTGTTCGAAGTTCCGCAGAGAACGACCCAATAGCATTTACGCTATTTAGGAAGTTCTTCTGCAGAGACTTCTGAGCAAGTGCAGCGGTTTCGCTGGATCTTGCTATAGAGGTATGAAACTGTGATATTTGTCTCTGAAGAGACTTAAGTTGTGTTAATGCTAACGACGTGTCAATATTTACGCCAATATTGGCATTAACATCAGCCATCTATCACACCTCTTCTAATGTATAGTTATTCTTGCATACTAAGAACATCTGAGACTGCGGTTAGGTTAATACCTGATGCTGCCTCTACGATCTTGTATACTGTTGGAAGATCAAGCAATTCTTCCAACTTCTGAATGTCTCCAGCCAGTTCTGGCTTGTATTGCTCCATAGCAATCTGAACACATTCTACGAGTAGAGTCATAGACTTCTCGTTATCTTCCGCAACTTTTGCCACCCCTTCAAACTTCTTCATAAACGGACGAAGAAGTGAGATCTTAAGTGGACGAACGTTGATAGTAGTTCCATCAATGAGAGTGACTTTTTCAGCCTCATGCGTGGTTGTTGCCATTTGTTCCTCCTATAAGTTAACTTAATTATAGCATAAAACGCTTATTTTGTTAAATCTTCGTAATCAAGCCCATTGCCGATTCCGAACCCTAAACTCTTTGCTTTTGGTCCTTGCAAAGATAATACATCGTTGGCATCACTGGTCTGTCCTCTACTAAATACTCTAGCCTTGAGATTTTCCCATTCCTGCTGACCCTTTTCTGGCTGAGACTGGGCATCTAAATCAACCCCCTGTATAGCAGCCATAAACTTCTTTTCTGAATAATCTAACTCTCTGCTTATCTCTAATGTGGCCAGAAGTTCTGGCATTGACATTGACTTCTCTAGTTCTTGATAGTCTTTCCAAATACCCAGTAGAAAAACCTCTGATTCAAGTTTTGCTAAATCTAGGGTTTCCCAGGTCTCACCACTCTTTTCAGCCTGCTCTTTTACTGGAGCATCAGATGATTTATTTATCTTAATACCAGCAGCAGTGTCTAGTATTTTATATATAGTTGGCATATCTACATTGTCTTCTACTTGATCTACGGTACCTGATATCTGTGGATAGTACTGCTTCATGCAGATTCTTGTACATTCAACTAAGACTGCCATTGCTGCATCGTCATCTTTGGCACCTTTAATACCATCAAATGCCGTCATAAATTCACGAAGATATTTAATCTTTAATGGTATTATTTCTAATTCTGTGCCATCAAATAATTCTATTATTTGTGTGTTATATATGTTGGTTGCCATGGAAATTCTATTCTACCATAAAACAACAAAGCCCACATCCGAAGACATGGGCTGTGCTGATTCTTAAAATAATTAAGAAAGAAGGTCTCCGAAGGTACGATCTACGATCTTACCGTATGAGCCTGAAACATCTTCTGGAAGAAGACGGAATGAAACTTCGAACATTGATGCTTCATCACGCTTTGCTGAAACTGTTACATTCTCAATTGAGAGTGCACGGTATGCTGTGTAGACACGCTCCACGAATGGAGAATCTACGCAGTCACCTGTACCAGGTCCAACAGCAACGATTCCACGCTCTACTGGACATTCACCAATGTCACCTGCAGAAAGGTTCAAGACCTGACCTGAGTGAGTTGACTTTGAACCAGTAAGTTCTGATGAATCAAATGCCAAAGCAAGAAGGAGATTTTCCAAAGTTGCTTCAGCGAAAGCAGTTGCAAGATTAACCTGCATACCCTGCTTGTAAAGTTTAGCAACGTCAAGAATTTGGTCTACCTGAACTTCACCGAAGTCTGGTTGGAACTGCAATTCAAGACCGTTCATGGTGTAACCTACGTTTGTGTATGCTGCATCATCTGAGAGAGTCTCTCGGAATGATACTTCAGTACTAAACGACTCCAAAGTACTTGGAGTTAGGGTTGTATCTGCAACGAAAAGCGCTGCTGCACCAACGATGATGTTGGTAGATGTACCACGACTATATGCCATATTTTCACCTCTTTTTCTTTATATGAAATTTGGCGGTGTTTCCTCAAGATTAAGTATAACAGCCTTTTTAAGTATAGCGGCTAGGAGATGCTATGTCTTTTGTATGGTAGTCATATTCAATGACTAGTTTATTTAGGAATAAGGTTCTGGCTGAGGCTAGTTCTGCTATGTCTCTTGCCTCGTCTGCCTGATAAACCTTTATATTATGAAAGAATACGTTTGGCTCTGTTACGTTTCCATTGCTGTCTAAAAGAGAATTATTGGCTACCCAGGCATTTAGGTCCTGTGCTGCGGCATCCTCTCTATCAAGACATTCAATGATGATGCGAGTAGCATCAAATAGTTTAGTTAGATCTGGGCAATATATAAAATAGACTAACTGTTCACGCTTATGTCTGTAGAAGGAATTTGGTCTGAATCTAACCAGCCTGTCAAAAACAATAGATAGCGCAGTAGGGTTGTTTCTAATAAAAATCTCATCATTATAAATATCTTCCATGTTGGTAGGATTTTGTGCTGGAAACATTGGCTCAAATGGTAGCGGTCCAGAAGGTATGAGTGGATTGCCATTCCTGTCATCAAACTGCTTTAGTTCATCAATAATATAAGCATTTATGAACTTAGGAGGAAATCCTGTGTGATCGTTTACGTTTAGTCCCATAATCCTATTCTACACCAACCTTTGCATTAGCAATCCATTTATATCCAACATCAAGACCTTTAGACCTTCCAGACTTTGATCCTGCCTTTAGATACTTCTTATATAGTACTGGTTTATTTATATAGTCATAAATACCGCTTGCTCTTAAAAATGACTGCTTAAAATATCTTGTCATAAACTCATCTACGGTTCTTTCGAATCCACCCTCTACCCTTGTTCCTCCAGGGTTTCTTACTGTTACAGATCCTTTAGTAAAGATAGTCTTTCCGCCTTCTTCAAATACCAATACGGAAGATCTTTTTGGTGTAATAGTAACTGGTATTCCATTTTCCATGATATATGCTTTATTATAGAATGGCTCATTTGAATCTTCTTTTAGTGTTCTTGATTGTCTGAAGGTTGAACTAAATGTCAAACCATTATTACTAACAGTATAATCTAAATCAAATAGTCTAGCATTTGGACTTCCAGTCTGGTACCACTCATATACGTGATGTAGTGCATTTGGATTACCTCTGGCTGATGAGTCTACATAAATAGCAAGTGCTTCTATAGTTCCCCTACCAAGATTATCAAGAAATACTTTTTTACCTTTTTTTACACCATCTAAAAATCCATAAGAATATTGGATAATATTTTCCATTTGTTTTTCAAAACTTTGAGATTGTAGGCTAACTCTCATTAGTCACCTACAGTTTGATTTTCTGCTCTACGGAGCAGCATCTTATAATAATCAACAGATCCAAATGGGCCAGTCATAGGCTCTACAGTTCCAAGTTCATAAATAGTTCCACGACCAGCACGAACTCCTGCTGTTTCTTTATAGATTAAAACCTCTTGTGAATTTCGTATATTAGCAATAAGGATATTTGTAATAGCATTACTGCCATTGCTTATTGATATTCTTGGATCTTCTTTTACTCTACCTACAAGTTTATTCTCATACTGTAAAAATATTTCGGGCTTAATATCTTCTTGACCTGCGCCACCTACTGGAGTAGCATTTAAAATAATGGTTCTGTCAAAAACCCACTTCTTTGTAGCCTGACCATAATCTGTCTGGCTAATAACTGGGTAATAAATATCAGCCATCATAGGATACATGAAGTCTGTCTCTGGACAGCATTGATCCACTATAGAACTCCTGGACGAGTAATTGTTGTAACGTACCTATCTAGTACCTTATCTACAATAATATTTCCTGTACCGTCAATCATGCGCTTGTCATATTCAATCTTAAATTGATCTGTGCTGTAGTTCTTTACATACCGCTTGTAGTAGTCTAGTTTTCCACACTTGATATCTTCAATAAGCATCTTTGTAGCATCTTGGATATCATAAGGAACAACCTTATACCCTGTTTCTGCTAAGAAAATATAATCTGTTCCTGCTGGGAATGTGACCCCAGGAGTAATCGTTGCTACGTTGCCACTATCTTCTGTATCAAAAAGAGTAAATGAATCTGATACTGCTACAGGAATTCTTGCTGGCTTACGCTCTGATCTATTATAGCCTTCTGTTGCTGCAACTGGATCCTTAATTATAGCGGTCTTGTCTTTAGTAAGAAGGTAGTTCCATTCGCCAAGGGCTGGACCATCAGCATCTGATGTGTCATAAACAAGAATTGCATTTTCATAAACCTTAAGAAGTTTTTCTACTTTATCCCAAATTGGCATATAGTCTGTCTCTTGACCAACTGGCTCAATATATTTTCTTGAGTAATAGAATCCACCAGTTATGCTATCAATAATAAGTCTAGCCAAAGCCTCATAGTCTGTATACTTTGCAATCTCACTTGCAGTTGTTGCTCCATAAGATGCAGCAAGTTCTGTTGGATTGATGTATGGACGAGAAATATCTAGGTTATCTTGAACCACAATATCACCACGGTCTGCCAAAACATCTCCACTCTCCATTAAGTCTTCGTAGATTGTAAGAGAGTATGATTTATCATACTTAACAAAATCTCCAGTTAAAGAGTATGTTATTTTAAAGTTGTTATCAGATGTTACGTATGCGACTACCTCTGACTGCTCTGCAACGTCTTCAATTACTAGGACGTGTTCCGTGTTTGCATTTGGAACTGTATAGGTTACAGAAAGTGGGTATGGTGGAAGTCTAAGAATCTGCATAATTATTTACCGTAGTATGAGGCTACTTCTTCAGGAGTCGCTATGCGTACTGCCTTATGAGTAACCATCTTTTCCGATGCCTCCTTTGAGACGATGTTATAACCTACCTTGAGAGCGCCAATTCCGCTTCCCCAATGTATGTTTCTTGTTGAGTATAGTGCTACCTTGTCTGTCATATCCACCGCTTCTTGCTTCTCTACCACTGGTTCAACTACAGGCTTTTCTTTTTTGGCTGCTTTTGGTTTTGGCTTTTCCCCTACAAAACTAGCAAGCACTTCAAGAATTTCTATCTTTGTTTTTGTACCGTAGAGATCAATGTTATTTTCCTTAGCATATGCCTTAAGTTCTGTGACATTTTTTTCTGCTAACTCTTCCATTGTCATATGAATCTCCCATGTTCATTTGTAATTATACCAGAATATGACTAAGGGAGACAGTTTTTACGCTGCCTCCCTCAATCATTGTTCGATATTAATTAGGAATCTGTAGCGTCTGCATCTGCGTAAGCAACTGCATCCAACTCTTCCCACTGAATACCAAAGCGAACGAATACTGTGTATTCGATTGTGTCCTTCTTAGCGACATATTCACGGTTTACTGTGATATCACGCTGGAAGCCCCATACACGGTTTGCTGGGAATGTCAAATCGACATAGCCTGCTGGGTAGTAAGGAACTTCTTGGACTGTAATGCCGAGAACACGAGTTGTGCGAGCATCACCGAAAGTCTGTCCTGCGCCATCAAGGTAAGCCTGGCGGTTAGCCTGTGTGCTTCCTGGAATCTGGCCCTGAACTGCTTCTGCGATTGCATCTGCAAGTGTACCGTTGTTCTTGACAATACCCTGGAATGCGTCTGTACCTGCGTAGAACTTAAGGTTTGACTTAAGTGCACGATACTTACGTGGCATTGCAAGGATGATTTCCTGCATTACTGCTGGTGTCCATTCATTGTCAGTTACTGTAACTGCTGCTTCATGAGCATCGTTACCCTGTACCTGATTGATTTGCTTTACGAAGCCAGGCATGATTGAAAGGAATGGGTCGTTGCCTGTTCCTGTACCATTGATTGCAAGATCTTCGATATCATTAGCGAAAGCATTTGTCATCAAGCGAACTAGATGATCTTCAAGTGCTCCACCTTCAATATTGTCTTCAAGTGCTTCTGTTGAAACTTCCCAATCCAAACGGATCTTCTTTGTTGTCAACTCAACCTTAGTAAAGGTTGCACCTGCGTTTGTGAAATCAGGCTGTGCTTGTGCTGCTGCACGAATTACACGCTCACCAACGTTAACTTTTTCAAGTTCCATTGTGTTTGCTCGCATTGTAACTCTACGTCCATCTTTAGCGAGAACTGTTGCATCCCACACGTAGTCGATGAATCGACGAGCCTGCTCTGGTGCTAGAATACCTCCTGGAGTTCCAGTTGGATTTACAGCGTTTGCGCCAGATGTTGTTCCCCATGCTGCTGTGGCAATGTTGCCAAGTGAAGCGGCTGGAGAGAGATTACCGCTTGAATCTGTTGTGGTTGCTCCACCAATTCCACCTGATGCAAATGCACCGTCGCCATTGTGGGCGTGGTTTTCAGTTGAAGTACCTGGATAGTTCTTTACGATATCTGTGTTATTTTGTTCCGACATATTGTTCACCTCCTAGTGATATATACCTTAGTTAAATAGGTCGGCATTTGTGAGGAAACGGCCGCCCCATAGGGATTTCTGAACCTTTACAGGCTCAAACTGCACGATCTCGCCTAGATCGCCAGACTTGCGGAAAGCGGTATCTTGCTCAACGGCATCTACTCTCTTTCCAAACTCATTAAAGTTACCCTTGATGTTATTAACCTCACTTGTTACTACATCAACGGACTTTGTTACTGCTGCTACCTGCTCGTTAAGAGACTTAATGGTTGCAGCGAGATCGCCAAAGGCATTAGTAAGAGACTCGTTAATTGCTGAGATTGCTTTAGCAACTTCTTCCTTAACTTCAGCCACAGCATCAACTGCTGGTGCCTCTACTGTCTCTTCTTCTACTGCTGCGTCTGCAACAGGAGAATCTGCACCACCATCAACTGCATCTGCAGCAGGTGCTTCTTCAGCAACTACTGCTTCTTCAGCGACTGCAGGAGTTTCTTCAACTACTGCTGGCTGTGCCTCTGGAGCAACCTCTGCATCTTCAACTACAGCATCTACTGCTGCTTCTGTTGCTTCTGTCATAGGGTTTACCTCCTTTGTAATCTTAATTGTACTAATGCCTTTAGCACTATCAACTAAGAACTTTATCATTTCTGCTTTTTCATTGTCGTTCTTTTCAACAAAACCAATGTTCTTCATTTGCTTCTCTGTAATAGGATGATTAACTGCTTCAGCGTCTGATACGATTACCATTCCTGATTCTGAATCATAAAAAATATTTTCTGTATCTACCTTTGAAATTAAACCGCCAATTACATTATGACCATCTTGCTTTTCAATTGATACAATATTTGCAAATTGATTTGCTGGGGAATCAACTAATGAGAGTTCGAAAAGATCATATTCTTTAATAACACGAATTGTCTTGTCCATCTCTTCATTAAATGCATCATCCCATGTCTTGATGTTTCCACCAATAGAGAAGCCTGTGTAAGTTCCATCTAGAACTTTCTCCCAGGCATCTTGTGCGCCCTTAGAGACATAGGCTGATACGTAGACTCCAGAGTAGAACTTCTTTTCGTTTGGATCAAAATAGCGATCTTCCTTAAATGAAACAATCTTGCCAACTGCTGAAGGCTGATGCATTTCACGTAGGTTACCACGGAAGTTCTTGAATGCGTTTATGCTAGACTCTGTTGTTACAATATCGCCTTGCTTGTCAATGTTGTCAAGAGTTGCAAAACCTGACACCATGCGGCGTTCAACGTCAACTTTTCCAATGGGCATTGAGAGACGAACATTGTCGCCTTCAGTCACCCAATGAGCCTTGTTTATTAACATATCGTTACCATTATATCAAACCTTTTAACAGTTTTCTCAATTATTGAGATGCTCTGCCCTCTCCTTGTGGATTGCGTCCAGTTACTGTCGCTTCTCCATCAGATTGGTTATTTGCACGATCTGCATCCCGCTGACGATTGCCAGCAAAGTTTGCCTGTGCATCTGTAGCCTGTCTTGGAGACATAACAAATGGCTCATCACCATCTGGACGATTTGGCAATCCAATTGCTTCACGACCCTCATTAGGAGTCATAACTTGAGTCTTGATGTATCTTTCGATAATCTGTGACTGAGCAATTTCATCTGTAAGTGTAAACTCATTAAACTTGAGTTCAAGGATATCTGTCTTTTCCTTGATAATCTTGTTGACTACCTTGGCAAGATGGCTTTGTGCAGGACGACATACCTGCTCTTTAAATGTGCGATCTTGTGATAAAGCAGCAGCAACTCCTGCACCCTCAGAGCCACCAATCTTAGAGATTGGCATCTGATGTGCGATAAAGATATCATCACGGTTTTGCTTACGATACTCTTTAAATGAGCCATCCTGAATACCGTTTTCAATTGGCTCCATTTTAAACTCAACCTTGTTTTGATCTGTATCTCCAGGAAGCGGGATATAGAGAGTTCTGTGAGACTGTGATTTAAGTCCAGTCTGAAGGAATCTAAACATCTTATCTTCACCGTCTGAAGAAAGTTTTGCACCCTTAAGAGTTACGATATATCTTGGAACAGCCTTGTTCTCAAAATAATCAATATTGTATTGTGACGCAAGTTGGTCACCAATAAGCGATGGAAGTGCAGCAACAATATCTGGAATTCCATAGTATGTATTTAGTGGAGAGTATTCCTTGTAATGGATAATCTCGTTTGGTCGTGTATCTGCAGTCATTGGGTTTGGATTCTTTGCCCCGAAGTTACGGAAGTAAACAACCTTGTTTCCAATAATCTGAACATAACCATCACGAAGACGGCGTACACGGATTGTAGTTGCTGGTATATGACCAACATATCCAATCTCTCCAGTTACAGTGCGACCAATTTCTAGGAAGCCATTACCTGTAGCCTGAACATCTGTGTAAAACTTTTCCATTGTCTTTGTAAAAGAGTCATCATCATTAAGGTTCTCAAGCCAGTCCTTAAGTTCTAGTTTCATTCTTTCAATACGACGACGAGCACGATCTACTGCACCCTGATCATCATTCATTTCAAACCTAAGCATTGTTCTATCTGCTACTTCAAATGAGTAACCAAGACCAACAACATTTTCTACCTTAGCATCAATAGCAGCATGGTTAGCAAAAGATGTGTCATAAAAGTTAGCCAACTCATACATGTTGTATGGTGGAGTAATAACATCAAACAAACCGTATCCATTACGATAGACAGTCCCTGGATTGATCTGCTTAGAACTAGCGTCTGGTCCAGAGGGGATAGCATTTGCTGCATCTAAGTATGCAGGTGTTGCAGTGTTAACTGCCTTAGAAACATTACGAGCAGTTTTACGTCTAAAGTTTTGCTCTAGTCCAGTGTAATCTTTTAGTGAGTCCCAAGACTTATTAAAAGGGTCTTGTTCTTTAAAAGGGTTGTCAGGTTTCTCTTGTGTGTTTAACCCAACTCTTACATAGTTGTCATATTCATCAGTCATCGCTTGGCCCATACTTATCGTGTGTTTGCTGTGCAGCATACCAAGCACCAAGGTCATTCATGGAAGGGATAAGTCCCTGTCTCATTCTATCCTTTTGTACTGAATGCTCTTCATCTGTAATTCTTGTTAGTCCAGGAACAAAGACGGCTTCGCCATCTCCTTCATCCCCGTAATATTTTGCTGCCTGCTTTAATTCAGCAATCTTTGAGAGGTCATTACGCATTGACTCAATGTTCAAAACGTTACCTTCTCCATCAGTAAACCAGGATCCGTTTGACTTTTTGTACACGTACAAACCCCAATTGTACTTTTTTTCAATAACTTGTCGCCTTACATTGCGAACTTTACTTAAAATTCCATCTTCCATAACCACAAGTATACCATATTACACTGGAATCTTGACAGTTGACTGCCAAGTTGTGTCATTATAGACTCTAAGTGTCTCAGGATTGAACGTCATACCCTCATTATCATCAATAATAATCTTATTAGTTCCCAAATATGTCTTATAAACATCATCTGGGCTTACTCCGTACAAATCTGAGGCTGAGATAACCAATACGCCATCCCAAGTAAAGTTATTTAGCCAGTACTGCCACTGGTAATTTGTTACTCCATCTGTCTTAACCTTGAGCCAAGGACGTGTAAGTGTACTCTGAACCTGCTGAAGGTTATTAGCCTGATAGTAGGCTACGTTATTAAATAGCATTGGTCCTGTGAGATTAATACCGCCAAGGTATGCGTCAAAGTTCAAAGCGGTAGTAAAGGCAATTCCAAGAACTCCCCATTCCTTCACAGTAACTACTGGTTCACGTACAAGCGTTCCATTCCAGAAGTATGCAATTCCATTGAATGGTAGGCTAGTGGATTGGTTAACAGCATAGATCCGTGCTCTTGTTCCCTTTTCGCTATCTGCAACCATATAGAATTTAATTACATCGCCCTTATAGTCTATCTCAAATAATTCAGTAGGTGTTAGTGGGAACTGGTCCTCATCATATCTCATCCAAAGTTGTGCAGCACTAACACGATAATTAGCAGCAGTGGTCTGATTAACTGGAACAGCAATACCACGACTAATATCTGGATCAAACTCTCCACGGACTTGGATTCCTGAAGTTCTATTTAGATATAAGTATGGGGTGCTTCCCTTGTATATGCTGTATGGATTTTTTGACTTGTAGTCATAGTAAAGTCCAGCACGTTTGTATGGGAATACGTCTACACCGAATCTAGTTCCAATTGGGTTAAAGGAATTATCGTTAAATGCCTGTGATGCAAACTCAAGTCTATTAAGAGCAATAGGCTTAGTTAGAATACTCTTAAGTTTAAACTCAAGGTGGAATACAACTGCTAGATCATTAAAATCAATAGTCTTAGTTGGATAGATCAATGTATTATCAACTACCTCAAACTTTGTGGTTTCCCAAAGTGGGTGTTCATTAATATCAATTATCTTTTGGCTGGTTGCAGGCTCAACTCTTGTGAAGTCAGATTGCAAAAGGTTTGCACCATCTAGAACATACTGGAATGTAATGTAACTTCTGATAGATGCTTCAGTTGTATCATATTCATAGAACTTAACAGACTTCTCAGCCATATCTTCATAGTTTGCCCAACCAGTGTATAAAATATTATCTAGTTGCTGGTATGTCTTTTGAATAGGAAGTTTATACTCATCCTTAAGATCCCCATATGTCCAACTTTCTGCTACCTGCTCAGTTGCCTGAAGTTTAGATGGTGCTGGATAACCAATGTTAAATTGCAAAAAGTCTAGGTCATAAAACTCTGTGCCAACATCATTCTTTACATACTGTGCAAAATATGAAAGTGGTAAATAATCTTCCCAATATCCAGAAACACCAATATCAAGGAAGAACTGATTATAGGCGCTTGTTGGGAGAAGTGTATAACTTGCTACGTGATCAAGAAGTGCTCTTGCATTTTCTGGTTCTGCTGGTGCAGTGACTTCATCATCCATGATTGCAATGCCATTATCCTCAAAGTGAGATGATAACTCAGATGCGTTAAATGCAGTTGCAAAACCAACGCTATAAATCTTTCCAGTAAACGTGAAGTCTCCAGACTCATCTCCACCTACATAAAGTTCTAGACCACTCTGGGTTCCAAAAAATGCAGCAACATTGCCACCAAAATAATCAACTAGTTTTTGTATCTCTATTCCAACTGCTATCTTTTGACCTACTGGAAATGCTGTGGCTGAATAGAACTGCTCTTCTTCACCGTTATAGGTTATGTAATAATCAATGTCTGGACCGTCTTTACGAATACTAAACGAGTTGCCAGTTAGGGTATTGTAGAACTTAAAAAGTATTTGATCTGTTAGATCGTCACTGTCAATCTGGAAAACACCATATACCGTGTGAACCTGGTCATTTAACATATTAAACTTTGGAAAGTTTATGTATGGATCTTTAGAGTTCCAACCTGAATTTGGTCTAAACTTAATAAACTTATCTGTGCCAGACTGCACTGCCTCATTGTCATCATAGAACTCTTGTAGGGTTTTGCCATCTAAAAAGATTTCTGGCAGTTCATATTGTGGAGTAGTTATTGCTGTAGATGTTGTTGTTAGATTGTCAAATGTACCCTGCTGCCATTCCGCAAAATTTGGGTAATTATAGTTTGCACTATAGTCAGCAAATGGATAATCAAAGAATGCAGATGTGCCACCGTATGCAGAGTTAATACCTTCAGGAGATAGTACACCTTGTCCATAAACCCATCTACGCTTTGCAACCGTAACTGGAACTTGATAAGAATAGATTGCAATACAGTCAATTTCTACTGGAGATACATCTGAATAAGCATAGAAGCCTAGCCAGTCCTGAGAATCACCCAGTAGTTCTGGTGCTGGCAATGTTAGACTTTCTGTATCAATTGCTAAAGATATAACTTCTTCTCCATTAAGAAGGACTGTAACAGAGTTTCTAATTAAACGAATATGAATAAGCATTGGTCTTGTCCACTCACCAACAAAGTGAGATGCAAACTTATCTCCAATAACTAAAGTTAAGAAGCCAGCCTCAACATAGAGTCCATTTGAATCAGATATTGGTCCAAAGATTCTTCTTGGTACCACTGCATCAGAATTAATTCTTGCCCAAAACTCTACAGTATATTCTTTGTATCTTCCCAACTCATTTAAAAATCCTTTTCCAGGAATGATAAGTGATGGGTCTCCGCCATTGTTTGGAGAAATCTTTGTAACTCCTGATGCTCCATACACAAGAGGGATGCTTGTATTTTTTGCTAGAAGCGCATTGTCATTTGTAAGATAATATCCTTGATCTGTTGATAGACCATATGCTGCTGCAGGAATAACTAGGCTTGTTGTATCAAGTGCAATTGTTGACGGAAAAGCCTGTGGAGTTACTCCAAGAGATATTGTATTAAACTCTTCAGACCATTGACCAACACTAATGCCATTAAAGTAAAACTGGTATGCTGAAGTTGTTAGACCACCTGTGTCTGTGTCAACCTTTAAAATCATACGCATATTTGTATATTCATCTGGTATCTCAAATGTGCCAGATATAAATGCCCAGTTTTGGAATAGGCTTGTTGTATATGTTTCTAACTTTTGTACAACCAAAGATGTTGTCGTGTCTGTATATTCAAATCCAATAGAGACAGACCTTAGATAAGCACTATTAGAATAAAAATATGTGCCAACAGAAAATGTTCCAAGGTCAGAGTTCAGATCAGCAAAGTTAATTAAATCTGGGCTTATAGCAACAATCTCATTAGTAGCACCAGTTGGAACATTGCCTTCTATAAGCGTTGTTACACTATCAGGGAAAGGCTCGTTGTCAATAATACCTAAAGACGGAGTTCCACCTGTTGTTGTCCACTCAGCATCAATGTCTCTTTCAGACTCTGTAATTAGACTTATATAGTCAGCCTGATCATCTAACGCCCATAGAACTAGCGGATGCTCTGCGTAAATCTTTTCTGCATATAAGTTAGACGGATTAGACATTGTTCTCCTATCCTCTTATTATAGCAGGATGAAGACTAATATAACTTAATCTCGCAAGCGTCTGTAGAGCAATACTTCTCAGACTCAGCATCAAGATTGTCCTTGCCATCATAAATAGCAGACCAATCAATCTTGCCGATTGTTCCAACATAAGCGTTATACTCTTCTCTTGTGATTTCTGTATAAGGCTGTTGTGGATAAGTCTTATTGCCCATTGGGAGGAATGATACTGCCTTGAGTTGTCCTTCGTACATATTGAGTGCTGGAGCAACAAACTTCTTTTCTTCTTCCTTATCAAATGATAGGGTTACAGAAACTCCATTATCTGACCAGTACTTCTGAGCAGTTGCTGCCAAACCAATCTTCTCAAATAGGCTTACCTGCTTTTCAGAACGCTTATGTCCTGATGCAACTGGGAAGTATACGACTGAGGTATTTGCTGACACAAGGTCTGCTTCAATCTTATACCCTGCTGCTTTGAACAAGTGAAGCATTGGATCTTGGTCACCAAAACGAATAGCACGAAGATAGAACTCTCCACCAGGTCCCCAGTGAACTCCAGGTGTAGCACCAGAAAGAAGTGATACAGATCCTGATGGCTTAACTGTTGTTACACGAACTGATTCACGAACACAAAGCCATTCTGAATACTGATGGTCATACTTACGAATTGTGTTATAACCTTCATCCATCCATTCACGAGTTGTTGGAAGACCGTGCTCATCAGCAAATGCTGCAATGCCTGTAAGAGAAGTTCCAATACGGCGGTTGCGTTGCATAATACCGTTTGTCTGCTGCCAATGTGTTGGCATAAGAGTAACAGTCTTACCATACAGGTATGCAAACTTCAATGTCTTGAGGAAGTCCTCCTTGGATTCATGACGATTTAGATGCACTTCTACAAGTGTACATAGTTCGTATGATTCCAATGGCTGCTCCGCACAAGGATTGAAGCCCATAATTCTAGAATCTTTTCCATCTGCAGGATCTGCAAGACGACCAAAGTTTCTAGCAACATCAAGCCAAATAAATCCTGGCTCACCATTATCTGCAATTAGGTCAACATAGTCTTCATACTTTGTTCCTACTTCTGCAGCAATAGAGTTATTACTCATCCATGCCCAGCCTGGTTTAGCAGGGTCATAGGAGTTACGCTCTGGAAATACTTCTGGATTCTTTAGATTAATAAAACCTTCATCTCCAGGAGCACCAAGAGCAAGGGTAGCAGAACGACGAACGTTGCCAGAAACAACGCAGGTTCCAATAAGGTTTACAATGTCTACAATAGCACGGCTATCAAGGACTTCTCCCGCTCTAGAGCCAATTACATGGCGGATACGTGTATGGAGATCAATAAGTGGTGCTGGACCGCTTGCAACGCCTCCAAAGCCCTTAATAGGGGCACCTAGAGGACGGATAAGGTCATAGTTGAATTCCTGAATTGGCTGGTTCTGGCGTAAAAATGAGTTAATCAAAAGACGGACAGATTCTACCCATCCTTCACGAGTATCTGGGATTTCGTAGATAGATGCTGGCTCTGTAGGTGCATAGATAGGCATCTGCTTATCCTGACCAATGGTATCAAACCCTACACCTATACCTAACATCAATGCATCCATTACCCAAGCAAAGAGAGCGCCTGGATCATTACGATCAATATCACGAGTAGAGACCATAGCACAGTTTTGAAGAGATGCTGAATTACGCTTCTCCATAGTCATAGGAGTACCAAATGCCCAGAGACCACGACCTGGAGGGGTCCACTTCAATTCAAACATTCTCTGGAATGCTTCCTGAGCAGACTTCTGAGCCTTGTTGTCATTCCATGGTAGGCGATTATCCTTAGCATGGTTCTTCTGTACTGAATACATACCTTCGATTACACGACGGCATACTTCATGCCAGCGTTCCTTGGTCCCGTCTTCCTTAACACGAGAATATGTACGAATAAATGTAATTTCTCCTAACGAGTTTGAGCCTGCATCTGAGAATCCAAAAGGTGCTGGCACATTATTATATTTATTTACAAAATCCTCCGATAAACGGAATGAGAAAACATCTGACATTTATATTACCTTTCATAGAAAATTAATGAGTACTTCGCAAATTCGGAAGTAGTCTTAGTATATCACAGATTTATGAAAAGCAAATACGCACAAATTGGACAGTAAATGTTTAGTTTAGAGTTAAGAACTTTTGTTATAATAAAGTGCTAGCAACCAATTAGCATAAATTCGCTAAATGCTGCACCTGCAGATGGTGTAGTCCATTGTACACCAGAACCTGTTGATGCAAGAACTTGACCACTTGTTCCTGTTCCACCACCTGCTGTTAAAGTACCAGATAGTGTTGCGTTTGACAATGTTAGTCCAGCAATCGTTGTTACTGTTGCACCTGATGCAATTGATGTTGAGCCAAGTGTTGGAGCAGAGTATGAAGATACTGTTGCCCATGAAGCAGTAGATCCATCTGTTGTTAAATATTTGCCGTTATTGCCAGTCTGGGAAGGAAGACTAATAGGTGCTGCAGCCCACTCAACTCCAGTTGCTGCTGAAGAATTAGCAGTAAGAATATATCCGTTTGTTCCAACACCAACATTATCAAGTGTTCCAGATCCAGTGCCTACAAGGATATCGCCCTTAGCAGTAAACTCTGATTCATCTACCTTGCCTGCAAGAGCGGTAGTAATTGTTGAAGCATAACTGGCATCGTCTGCAAGTGCTGCTGCCAACTCATTAAGAGTATCTAGTGCTAGTGGGGCACCATCAATAAGATTATTAACTGCTGTTGTAATATCAGATGTTAGGGCAACTGTACCGCTTGAGTTAGGAAGAGTAATAGTTCTATCGGCAGTAGGATCTGTTACTACAAGTGTAGTTTCATAGGCATCTGCTGTTGTACCTTCAAAAACAACGGCTGTCTTTGTAAGTACGTTATAGGCTGCGTCTAGTTCTGCAACTCCATCAGCCCCACCTTTTTCTGTAAGGGCAATATAGTCACCAAGGCTGCTAGTTAAATCTGCAGATGTTGGAACATATTCTAGTGAGGACCAAGCAGTTGATCCATCACCAATCTTAAATTTATCAAGGGTTGTATTATAACCAAATTCGCCTTCAAATAGCGTTGGGTCTGCTGAGTTCCAATCAGAGGTGCTTCCTCTACGAACTTGAATTCTAACTGCCATTAATAGACCTCCGCAATATTAATCATTATACCAGAATTCATGCGGCTGTCCCACCATCAATAGTTATAGTATATGTTGAACTTGGTGCACCGCCATCTAGGGCTGTACCCATCAATGCTGGTAATACTACTCCATTACCATTGTACTGGTAAATATCCTTGACGCTTCCATCTTCATTTACACCATTATAGTGATTGTGATTTGCGACGGTAGCAGTATCATCATAATTAGCCATAGCATACCAAGTGCCACCATTATAATAATAAACTCTATTTGTATTTGTATCTAAGTGCATCTGCCCATTTGATGGGCTAACTGGAAACGAACTTCCAACAGTAATTGCACTTCCAGTAAACGCTGTAGTTTGTACAGAGTTATCAGAGAAGGTAATGCCGTTAGCAACCTTAATACCTTGCTTTACAACAAAGTCACGGTTATAAACAGTCACTGAAGTTACCTATCCCCTTCAGTCCACACTACGCTTCAATAAGCGTCTTGTGAACCTTCACTGTTGTAGTATCTGATGCTGTTACCTTAAGTCTAACATTGCCACCTGAGAAATCTGCATCTGTTGTTCCAAGAGAGGTATTGCTAATAATGTTAGCATATTCTGTTAGATAAACATTGTCATTTCCATCAACAGTTACAAGTACTTCAATAACTTCAATATCTGAACCCTTTGTCATTTGAACAATATACTTTGCTGTGCTATATGTTGTTGCTGACCAAGAGTCTACTACAGTTGCATTTGAATCTGTAAGTGATTGTACTGCAGTTCCAATAAAGGCATCTGTAAGTGTAAGAGAACCTACGGTTACTCCACCAAATGTTGGTGTTGCTGCTGTATCAATACTCTGTGGCAGAGAAAGTGTAACTGCTCCAGTTGAGGCGCTTGCAGTTACTTGGTTTGATGTTCCAGTGATAGAAAGTACACCAGAGTTAGAAATTGCACCAGTGCTATCGTTATAAGAAAGACCTGTTCCTAATGCGTTTCCGACTGCATCTTGTGCACGTTCGTCAGTAAACCATAGGTTTGTTGGCGATCCATCTTCTGCAATATCATCAGTTACAAGTGTACGACTTCCACCAAGAGATGTTGATGTTCCGTTAATTGTAATTGCCGAGTTTGTAAGTGATGCATTTGCAATGTTTGAAAGTGTATTACTTGAACCACTAATTGTCTTATTTGTTAGTGTTTGGGCTGTAGTTAAATCTGCAGTGATTGTTGTATCAATAGCAAATGTACTGCCAGTAAGTGTTAGACCATTACCTGCTAGATATGTGCCAGCACCTGAGAACTGAGTGAAGTTAATTGCATCTGTTCCAATTGTTGCTGGTCTATTTGTTTGTACCCATCCAGTGCTACCGTTTACTGTTCCGCCATATACGAATACGAAGTCACCGCTATCTACTTCAGTAGCAGTATCAAAATCTGTAGCACGAACTGGTTGACCTGAAGCCTGTACTACATAAATGCCGTTTTCTGATTGAGTAGTCTGATTCTTAACAAGAATACGGTTACCAGTTGCTAAAGTTACTCCATCAAGAGGATCTCCATTTTCAAGAGCATTTGCAAGGTTCACATTCGCAGTTGTTGCTGCTACTACAGACTCATGAATATGTAGGCCTTCTGTAACTGAGTCTACGTATGCCTTTGTTACAGCATCTGTTGAATCAGTTGGTGTTGCAAGGTTAGTAATCTTTTGGCTATTTAGAGATACAGCAGTATCTGGTGCACCAATTGCACTTAACTTAAATTCTGATGGGTCTACAGAGATTGCTCCTGTTGAATCATCATAGTCAAGACCATTTCCTACAGAGTTTCCAACAGCATCTTGTGCTCTTTCGTCTGTGAAGTAAAGGTTTGTGCCCTCTGAAATATTAGTTGTTGAAGCATTTGCTGTTGCAAACTTTGCGTCTAACTGTGTCTGGATTGCTGAAGTAACACCATTAAGGTATCCAATTTCAGTATCAGAAACATCTGCTACACGAGCCTGAATTGTTGTAGTATTTACTGAGATAGCGCCTGTTGAGTCATTATAAGAAAGACCTGTACCAACTGAACCACCTACTGCATCCTGTGCTCTTTCATCTGTAAAATAAAGATTTGTGCCTTCTGTGATATTTGTTGTTGAGGCATCTGAACTTGCAAACTTTGCATCTAGTTGAGTTTGAATTGCAGATGTTACACCATTCAAATATCCAATTTCTGTATCTGAAACATCAGCAACTCTAAGTTGTACTGTGCCAGTTGCATCTGGAAGCGTAATTGTACGATCTGCTGTAGGATCTGTTACTGCAAGAGTTGTTTCAAATGAGTCTGCAGTTGCACCTTCAAATACAATGCTTGTGCCAAATTCACCAACTGCTGCTGGCGCTGCCCACTTTACTCCATTGTTTGCACTTGAATCTGCTGTGAGAACATAATTGTCTGTACCGACTGCTAAACGTGTAACAGCATCTGCACCTGATGCAACAAGAAGATCACCCTTTGCATCAACCAATGCCTCTGTGAGTACATCGTGTCCATTAACGGTTGCAGTTGATCCTTCAACTACTAATCCCGCCTTTAGTCTAAAATCTTTTGTTACTGTTGCCATTGGGTCTCCTTGCTAAGCCTTCAGACCAGTTCGGTAGTACCGAACGGTAATCGGGGTAATTGATGGTGTTACCGTCATACTGATTATACCAGAATTTAAACTAGCAGAGATTGTGCCTATCTCACTGCTATAGTTAGAGACAGTGCCGTACTCTGATATGTTTATATTTGTTCCGTCAAAGACCAGGCTGAGTTCGGTGCTCTTATAGTATCCTGCTGAGGCCTTTGACATTTGTACTACATACTTTATTGTTCTCCAGGTGGCGGTATCTATTGTGTCAAATACCGTTGGATTTTCAATACCATTGATTGTTACTAAATTGTTACCCTCTAAACCAAGGCCATCTGCACGAGATGACGTGGTATCAATTAGATCAGCATAATCTTGCTGAGTAGGTCTATCCCCGCTCTCAAATTTAGCCTTTAATGAGTTAATAGAGATAACTGTCATATATGTGATTATATCATAAAATGTAGTTATTAAAGCCAATGATCTGAAGTCCAATCCCTGGAACATCAGCAAAACTTACCTGTGGAACGGTAAGGTTAGTAAATCTAACTCTAAAGGGTAAAACCTCATTTATAACAGACATTCTATTGCCAGAGGTAATTGAAAACTCTGGATAGTCTACGGCATCAATGTCTATGGCTTTTATAGATAGGTCTTCTATGTCTACAGTCTTTGCTATATCTGATATAGACGCTGATGGACTGTCTACCGTGTCTATTTGTGAAGCATTGTAATTAATGCTACTGACTAAGATTGTAGCCATTATGACTCTTCGTTGTTTGTAATATCCTCAATAATTGAGATAGTGCCACGGGCAACTGTCCAAACCAAAGTACCGTCAGTCATTTCAATATCAAAAATATCACCAGTCTCAAAACTTCTTGACTGTGCTGATGTAACTGATACTGTAAATTCTCCTGATCCATCTGCCTGTGTTGCTGCTGGAATAAGTGTCTGAACAAGAGTAGCGTTAACATCATTTAGATTCCCCGCAACTGTAGGTCTCTTGACTTCCATCTCAATATCCCAATCAGCAATAGTCAATGGGTCTTTATTATCATCTGTAACATAAACTCTAAATGAGGCTGTATCGCCTCTTACGATTGTCCAAGTAACTGTCGGAGGCGTTGCTCCAACTGAATAGGCATCTTGCCCTGAACTTCTGTATGTAGCCATTATAGTAAGCCTTCCTTAAGTGCTCCCCAAGTACCTGCTCTAGATCGTGGGGATGTAACCAAAATAACACCAGTAGTAGAGTTAGACTTAGCAACAACTCCAACTGTAACAACATTAGATGAAGGCTTAGTCTTTGTAAGTCCTCCACCAGATGCTACATAAAGAACATCTCCTGCTGTATATGATGCAGTATTAATATCAGTAAAAACACCAGAGAGTACGATTACTCCATCTGTGCTATTTCCTATGTTTGATTGTGCCAAACCAACTACTGGGAATGTTCCAACTGTTGCTGCATCTGCTTTTGCAATTGTTGGCTTTGTAGAGTATCCTGAGATATATACTGGATCCCCTTTTGAAATTGATGCACCACTTGCATTACGAACTTCAAGGGTATGGAACGGAAGTCCAATTGTTGGTAGTACTGCTTCAACTGCTTCTGCTAATGATTGAATATCTTCGTGGACATTAACGGGATCAGTGAGTACTGGATAAGGGAAGTCATAAGTTGTAGTTGCGCCTGTAGCCATAGTCTTATTATTATACCACTTTCAAACGGTGAATTTATATATAAAATAAAATAAATATCAAAAAGTTGCTTTTTAGCCCAAATCCGTGCTACAATTAATCTATGCTACCGAAAGGTAGCAATTCTAATCTCAAGGAGGTTTTTATAATGAACAGAGAGAAGAAAGCATGGATTGGAATCCTAGCGTTAGTTGGAATGCTTGCACCCGTAAGTAATTCTGCTAATGCACTTGAAGTTACAACTGAGAATAATTTACTAAGTAAAACTGTAAAGAATGAGCCTGCCGACCCTAAGTCGGCTTTTTTGGTTTCTAAGCCAAAATCAGCATTTATACTGGCAAAGTACAAAAATGCGGTTCACCTAACAGATTATGACTTGGTTCAATTACTCAAGGCTGTAGGGTTTAAAGGCAAGGGTCTTAGAACTGCTTGGGCTGTAGCCAAGGCAGAATCTAATGGAAGACCTTTTGCATTTAACGGAAATGCCAAGACTGGAGACAGTTCTTACGGTGTATTCCAAATTAATATGATCGGGGGCCTAGGACCAGATCGTAGAGAAAAGTTTGACCTAGGAGTAAATGCTGAATTATTCAGCCCTGTGACAAACGCAGAGATTGTGTTCCACATGACCAAGGGTGGTGAGGACTGGAGTGCTTGGAAACATGCTAAGCCTATCCAGTATCAGAGATGGTTAAAGAAATTTCCATATAGGTACGCATAGTACTTAAAATAAAGAACCCCCTTGGCTATATGCCTTGGGGGTCTTTTATTTGCTTAATATTAAATAACTAGGGTTGCTGCTTCTTCTTCAGTAAGCGGCGTACCTGCTACCAACTTAGCCTTAGCAGATGCCTTGAGTGCAGCGAGTGCTTCTGCTGCCTCTTCACGCTCTGCTTGTGCTGTTGCTGCTGCAATAGCATCTAGTTCACGCTGTTCAATCTCTTCAGGTGTTAGATCAACATATTGCTGAGTTCCTGATTCGAGATCAACGATCAACTTCTTTGGTACATCTGTCATGCTACTTCCTCCCAATTGGTATTATCTTCATTCCAGGTATAAGTCTTGCCATCTGTTGGATATGCCACTGGTGCTTCCCAACGGCAAGTATCTTCATCTAGAATCCAAGAATCAAACGGCTTAGGTGCAATGAATGCATCTCTTTCTGCATCATAAGAATACCCAATTCCCGCATAATTTTTTCTTATAGTCCCGTTATAACTGGTTTTTACCCAAGTACCACCAAGGCTATTCATAAATGCTTCGCCTTCGTCTGGCTCTGAGTTATTACCAACTAGAACACGAGTAACGATATTGTTCTCGTCAATTTCTGCCCAATGTGACATTTATTTCTCCTTTATCCATTGCATATCTAATGATACCAGATTTATTTTAATTTGGCAACACTTTATTATACTGCATATCTAACAATAATAATTCCTGAGCCGCCTGCTGCACCTGCTGCAGTTGGAGAATTAGGATATGCATCACCTGCACCACCACCACCTCCACCAGTATTGGCTGTTCCAGGTTGTCCTGCACCGTTTGGTTGAGAACCACCTAAACCACCGCCGCCAGAACCAGCAGAACCTGCTTGATTTCCACGTCCTGAACCACCGCCTGCGTAGAAATATGTTCCTGCAACATTTTCACCAGTACCTGTTGCAGCACCCCAAGATGAATATGCAGAAGTTCCATCTCCACCATAACCCTGACCATCTGTATTACCAGCCTCACCAGCACCTCCACCACCGCCAGAGTAAGCAAAAGTAGAACCTGCACCACCAGCAAAACCTTGACCAGACGTAGCAGAACCTCCTGCTGCTGGGGTATTACCAGAGTATCCACCACCACCGCCTGAACCACCTGAACCGCCAGCAGTTGCTGACCCAGAAGCAACAGCAAGTCCACCACGACCACCACCAACTGAAGCGGTAAGAGAACCAAACTGTGAATTTGATCCAGATGCTCCTTGTGTATTAACAGCGCCCCCAGCACCACCACTTCCAATAGTACAAGTATAAGATGTTGCTGTTAATGACTGAGATGTAAATCCAAGCAAACCACCTGCTCCGCCACCTGGGGCAGATCCAGCAGCATTTGCAGTTCCAGAACCACCTCCCCCACCTGCTATTTGTAAAATATCACAAGATAAAGAACCTAATGGTGTAAAAGATCCTGAAGTTAAAAATGCATGATACCAATATGTACCATCTGTAGTGATAATATTTCCACCAGTTGCTTGTGGAGCAAGTGTTGGTGAAGTATCTGATGCCGCTAGACCATATATAGAAAAGGTACTGTATTGGACAAAGTTTGAACTGCCAGATGGGAACAAGGTTAGTGAAGTTATTGCACTAGTAGATGACCACAAACTACCAGTCATGGTCATATAAGATTCTGTTGCATTGTTTTCGGCAACACCATCACCAATAATAGATTTATAGTTAGAACTTGTATAGTTTGGAATATAAAATTCACAGTTTCCAAATATATTTGCTGTATTGTAAGCACCATCTGTATCTAAATAAATAGCAGTTGATGATGCGGATGAAGCAGTTGAGCCATTCGCTCTTAATCTTTTGAGGACTTGATTTGTTGTTAATCCATTTGGTCTTAAATAGACTAAAGCCCCAGCATCTGGGTCTGAAATTCTGGAACTAATAACAACCTTCAAATCAGTATAACCAGTCTGCGGAATGTTCGCAAAAGTTATAGATGCCGTAGATGCACTAAGTTCAATGCGCCGTATAAGTACGTAATTTGATGGCATTTTTTATCTCCCTTAAGCCAAGTACCTAATAATAACTAATCCTGAAGCACCGCTTTGTCCAGCGTTAGTTCCGCCTTCTCCTGAATTAGAACCTCCTGCTCCACCTCCACCATAATAAGGTGAAGTACTTGCAGATGCAACAGTGTAACCTTTTTGGAAACCACCACCATATTGAGTTGAGTTTACTGGATAGTTTGCAATGTCTTGGCTATTTTGTCCATACCATCCACCACCCGCAACTTTATAACCAAAATACTCTACACCGATAGCACCTGCTGGCGATGATCTGTATGTGCTAACAGTTCCACCTGCTCCATATCCTGGACCGCTACCGTCAGTTCCTCCTGCTCCTCCTGCTGCTGTAATGCTATTAACAGAAGAGGTTCCACCAGTTGAACCATTGGCACCAGAAGTTCCACTGCCTCCAGCACCTCCAGCGCCTATAGTTACAGTATAATTCTGTGCAGTAAACGAACTACTGCTTGAATAGGTTGCATAGCCTCCAGTTCCACCAGATCCCCAACCGACACCAGAGTAGAATGACTCTCCTCCTCCTCCACCACCAACTACTAAAACTTGGCAAGATAAAGATTGATTTGGAGCAAATGTACCAGAAGATGTAAATACGTGATATATATATCCATCACTACCATAAGTGATTGTACCGCCTGTTGCTTTTGTAGAAAGCATTGGCTCTGCTTTAATGCCATACAACGAAAAAGTAGATCCAACTGAAAAAGTATCTGAAGTAGTAGTTGTAACTGTGATTGAAGTAATTGCTGCTGGAGTTGCTCGCCATAATCCAGCAATTGCACCAACATAATTATTTCCAGTGCTTGTTTGACTAATCCAGGTCTTATAAGTAGTTGTATTTGCATAATTAAATATTGATGCAATTATAGAAAATCTATTAGTTGGATCTCCTACACTTAAACGCCCAAAAGTTACTGATGTTTGCCTATCTGATGTTGCCCCTGTGCCTTCACCAAACAAACGAGTTTGAGAGTAATTTGATGCAGTATCAGAATTAAATCTGATTCCAACATATTGGTTTGCGCTTTCAACACCATCAGCAACAATTACTAAATCAGTATAGCCTTGATTGATATTGCTAAAGGTAATTGATGCAGTAGAGGCTCCTACTGTGACCTTATCTAGTGCAACGTATGTGTTAGTAGCCATTATTTTACCCCATAAAGTGCAAAGGATGAGTACTGACCTATTAAACTTCCGCCACCAGGTCTTATTTGGATAGAGGAAATGGCTGCATAGTTACGCCAATTGCCGCTTTGAAAACTTATTTGGCCATCACCATTATTGTCGTAACCACCTAAGTCTCTGATGGTCTTAAACTTATTAACATCTGCATAATCAAGAATGTTGGTAATGCCAGCACCAAATGTATTAGCATTTTGTGCAGCACCACCGTAATACTCTGAGAACACGTAAGTAGCATTTGCTCCAGCACTTACTACAACGCTTGCTCCTTGACCGCTCATGTAATGCCAAGAATAGTTTGCGTTAGTATCCCCGTTAAAGTTTATTTTAAAGTACTCTGGATCTGTTGCTCTATTACTTCTTGCAAACATACGCAGTTGCAAGTGTTTATAACCACTAGGAATACCAGCAAAATTTATAGAAGATACACCACCAGAAGGAACAGTTACAGAAGCAAGTGAATCATAGGCACCTTCCATAGGTGGTGTTGGTGTTACTGAATTGGAAGCAGATGACTCTACACCAGTTCCCGTTGAATTTGAGCCTTTGACCTTAAATGTATATGAAATTCCTGCTGTCAAACCAGATACCGTAATAGGGGATGTAGCAGATGTTCCTGTTACAGATCCTGGGGTAGATGTAGCGGTATATAATGTTGGTGTACCGCCAGTTGTAGCGGGAGTAAATGTAACAGACGCTGAAACCATTCCAGCAGTAGCGGTGCCAATTGTAGGGGCATCAGGAATATCAACGATCTCCGTGATAGCATTTGCACCATCTGGAGTACCCTCAATACGTTCGTCTTGCGCTCTGCGATTACTCACTTGTCTCCTTTATCTTTCCTATTGTACCATTTTAAAAATTTAAATTATACTGCGTATCTTACAACTACAAGTCCTGAACCACCTGCACCGCCAGCACCATAGCCACTTGCAGCGGCTCCACCGCCACCACCGCCACCTGTGTTAATAGTTCCTGCTGTACCATTACCAGTTGAACCTGATGGTGCACCTGCTCCACCACCGCCAGTTGCTGTTCCACTCCAACCAGCACCTCCACCGCCTGCACGAGTAACAGATGTTCCAGTAATAGAACTTGCAACACCAGCACCACCAGTTCTTGATGAACTTCCTGCACCACCAGCGCCACCGCCACCACCTGCAGATAATGGACCTGATGCTGCTCCTCCTGCATAACCTTGTCCTGTAGTACCACTTCCAGGTGTTAGCGTTCCAAAATCAAATGCTCCACCACCAGAACCACCTGTTGTAGCAAGCGTTCCTCCACCAATAGAAGTTATTGAACCAAATATACTATCTGAGCCATTTGTATTAGTTCCTGGTCCACCAGCACCTACAATTACTGGATATGTTTGAGCAGTTAGAGAAAGTGCAGATTCAGCACTTGCTCCTCCTCCAGAAGTTCCAGCAGATGTTCTATAACCTCCTGCACCACCACCTGGAGCACTATAATTTCCACCTGAATAAACTCCAGCGCCTCCTGCACCACCTGCAATTACTAAAAAGTCACAAGTTAAACTTGCTTTTGGAATAAAGGTTCCACTTGTAATATATGTATGATACCAATATGTACCGTCAGTTGCTACAGTATTTCCACCTGTTGCTTTAGGGCCTGCTGTAGGTGTAGCATCTGATGCTGCTAAACCATATAAATAAAATGTTGAGCCAGTAGCAAAACTTGGTCCAGTTGCAAGAGTAAATGTTATAGATGTAATTGCTGCAGTACTTGACCATAAGTTAGACCAAAAATTTTGATATGCTGCAGTATTATTATTTTCTGATACGCTTTCTGCAGTAGAATATTTTACAACACCTGATGTATAGTTTGGAATTATCATTTCTGCATTTCCAAAAGTATTAGATGTTGTTGCTGCTGTTGGTGCAATTCCTAATGTAACTCTTGTATCTGTATATGATGCTGTAGAACCACTTCCTGCACCTTGCAAAACTCTAGTAGTTTGGTTTGTAGTTAAACCATTAAATGAAACTCTAATTTCATCTGTAGTAACTCCACCTGATCTTGTAGAACGAGCAGAAGAGACTATCTTTAGATCTGTATAGCCAGTCTGAGGAATGCTATCAAATGTTACAGATGATGTATCTGCAGTAAGTTTAGTTGCTCTTAGTAATACATAGTTTACTGGCATTTTATTTTATACCCCTCATTTTGCGTACCTAACAATAACAACTCCTGAACCACCCTTACCGCCTACGCTATTAGCACCACTATCATATAGTCCACCTGCACCACCGCCACCAGTATTTGGTAGTCCTGCTTGTGCTGGAGTTATGTTATATCTATGTGTTCCTCCACCGCCATAACCACCTAGAATTACAGCATCTCCGCCACCATTACCAGCGCCACCACCAGCATAATAAAATACTCCATTGTAATACTGACCAGTTCCAGTTGCAAGACCCCAAGATGAATAAGATGAAGACCCAACTCCTCCTTGGCCTCCAAGCGCTGTACCCAAGTTTCTAGTAGTTCCTGCTGCTCCTGCACCACCGCCACCACCACCACCTCTTGAACCACCAGTTCCTGTTACTGAACCACCAGCATTTCCTTGTCCTGATGTTGCAGATCCTCCTGCAGTTGTACCACTATAATCCCAAGCAACAGCACCTCCGCCAGAGCCACCTGTTAATCCAGCAGCAGCAGTACCAGTAGATTTATTACCTGCTCCACCACCACCGCCTTTAACTAATGTTAGAGCACCAAACTGTGAGTCACTTCCATTAGATCCACTTACACCATTTCCTCCATTGCCACCAGAACCTACTGTTACAGTGTATCCTGTTGCAGTTAATGATTGAGAAGTAAATCCTAAAAGACCGCCTGCACCGCCTCCTGCTCCACCAGAACCTCCGCTAGAAACGTATGTGTATCCACCTCCACCACCTCCACCAGCAACTACAAGTACATCAGCGGTAATTGACTGGGTAGGGGTAAATGTACCAGAAGTACCAAATACGTGATAATAATAAGTTGAGTCAGAGTAAATAGTTCCACCAGTTGCTTTTGCTGTCGGACTTACTGACTCTGCTAAAATTCCATAAAGAGAAAATGTTGATCCAGTTGCTATATTTCCTGCTGATGCGCTTGGAATAAACTGTATTGATGTAATTGCTTGTGGGGTTGCTCTCCAAAGTCCAGCATATCCATTAACATATGTTGGTCCAGAGTTTCTAGAAAACCACGGCTTCATTGTTGTCGCATTTGAATAATTCATTATAGACATTACAAAAGGGCTAAAGCCACTTTGATTTCCATTTGCTGGTGCATTAATAATTCCGTTTGTTCCACCAGTTTGTCTATAAGAAGAAGCCGTTGAGCCATCCCCCTCAAAAACAGTTGTTGTATAACTTGCAGAGGAGTCATTATTAAAACGAAATCCAATACCTTGACCAATATTTGTAGAAGTATATCTAACATTTGCCACTATGACTAAATCTGTATATCCCTGCGGTATTGAAGTAAACTCAACACTTGAAACATCGCTAAGTGTAGTTTTTTTGTCTAGTGCTACATATGTATTATTAGCCATTATTTAACTCCATACAATGCGAAATTACTATACTCTGCCCAGTTGCCACTACCTGGATCTAGTCTAATAGTTTTAACTGCATCTGTTGATGTTAATAGTCCTGAGTACATAAGGAATAAACCGCTTCCATTGTTATCCCAGCCATTAAATGCCTTTACTGTCTTATTTTTATCTATATCCGAATAGTCTAAAACATCTATAATAATAAAACCCCAAGAAGTTGCACTTGCCCCAGGCATTGATGCAATATAGCCAGATGTTCCTGTTGATGTAAAAGTACTAGATCCATCCCCACCAAAATAATGGCTTCTAGTAATTGCTGTTTCATTAATTGTAAGTGGTGTTGCAGCCTCTGTTACTGATCCAGTTATTTTTCCCATAACTCTTAGTTGTAAATGTCTATATCCAACTGGAATACCTGAAAATACCACAGATGACAAACCTCCACTTGGAACAAATACTGTACCAAGTGAGTCATAAGATGATGGAACTGTTGAAACTGCAGTAATGCTATTTGATGCACTGGAGGCTGGGCCTTGTCCAGTAGAGTTTGTTCCGTATACTCTAAAAGTATATGATGTGCCATCTGATAATCCAGTTACTGTTATTGGAGATGATCCAGTAGCAGTAATTGAGCCTGGATCACTTATTGCAGTGAATGTTGTTGCTGTACCGCCCGTAGTTGCAGCGGTATATGTAACAGATGCTGAAAGACCTGAACCTGTAGCAGTACCAATAGTAGGCATATCTGGAACATCGGCAATAGCAACGCCAGACTTAGTTATGCCTGATGTATTTGCTCTTTTAATATTAGCCAATTGATTCCTCCGTTCTTCCTATTGTACCATTTTTAATTTTTAAGCCATTGGGTATCTAATAATTACAATTCCTGAACCACCTGCACCACCACGGCCTGATGTTCCACCCTGTGCACCGCCACCTCCGCCAGTGTTAGTATTGCCAGGATTTAAACCACCACCAGCACCACCTCCGCCTAAACCTCCTGCTTTAGTAGTTACTGATGAATTGCTACTACCACCACCGCCACCAGCATAATAACCACTATCAGCACCAGTACCTGTAGGTGTAGCAAATGCAGTTATTTGTATACCATTGCCACCAGTACCAGCGGTATTTCCTGATTGCTGTGATTGA